TGCGAGTAGTCGGAAACTTTCTTTAAGTCCTCAATGTTGCGCGTGTGCTTAAATCTCAGGGCATACTTAACCATGTTAGTAATAGCAAAATCCTCGAACATACCATTTACCATTGCTATTTCTATGGCATCAATGCCGCTATTCTCTCTAATCTTTACATAGTGCGCGGAACCTTCGGTCTGGCAGTATTCGCGCCCCAATTTACGTACATCGTGTATTGACATTAATTTTCCTCAACTTTCTCAAAATAGTATACATAAACTCCGTAATCAGGCACCCATCTAGTTCCCATAAACATATCAAGCGGTCTATTGTGTAAGTCATGGAGATTCTTTACTGGGTTTCTGTAGGTTACTAACCATTCTCCGGTTTCTGTGTGCCTACCAACCCCGATAATCTCATATTCTGCACCAGTTTTCCAGTTACGCCATTTCTCGCCTACTTTCGGCAATGACCTAGATGCGTTAAATATCATTCCGGCACTCCTTCGTCTGGATTGTCTATGATGATGGCATCCCGTATATATTGCTCGACTTCAACACCACCCCTTCGCAATATATCAAGTCCATTTCCGGGGTAGTCACCCCTGTAGACAACCTTCTTAATTCCTACGGCAACAATCAAATGAGCGCACATATTACAGGGTGGATCGGTAACATATAAAGTAGCACCCCTAATATTCCAAGAACATAACAAGGCATATACTATTGCCCTTACCTCGGCATGAATAATCCTGCACAACTCTAGCCTTTCTCCGCTAGGTATACCTAATTTCCTGCGTAAACACTGACCTTCTTGCTTGCAACTCGGTAAACCTTCTGGAACTGTATTTGAGGCAACGGACATTATTACTTCTCTCACCAATACCGCCCCGACTTTTCTTGATAGGCAGTCAGATTTTTCTGCTACTTCTTCTGCTATTTTCATAAACATAAAACTCAATTAATCAACCTCCTGCACCACATTTATTCCCTTGCGGTATAATTCAAGTTCCTGCTGAAATGCCTCAGTTCTAAAAAATCCGCAACTGTCCATTTCATAACAGTAACCACGGTAAACACAATCCTTAACGCAAACACTAATCAACTCTTCTTCCTTAAATCCCAGGTCACACAGAAACTCTAACCATGCCATTCTAGTTTCACATGATGCTCTCAGACACAATCTTTTGCGACTAATATTTATAATCGCCTGTGCGTTTGCCTCTGCCTCGTGCTCAACTACTGCGCCCTGTGGCAATTCATCCCGGTTAACTCCGGTTCTATCTGTGCGCTGCGTCCGTACCCAATGCTCAATGCCGAATTTATGACGTACTAGATGCACCGAAACCCAATATTTGAGATTAAACCATTTCCAGTTAACAACTAATTTTCTAATCGGTGAATGTTCCGAAAGCAACAATCTGCGCTTGTAACTACTAGACGGTTCACCTTCTCCGGCACCCATGTTTACAGTTGTTCTGGCAGCATCGGCAACGTCACGCCAACTACCTTTTATTGCTAATATTTTTAAGTGCATCTACTTATCCCCCTTAATTTCCTGATATTTTTTCTATAATATCCACAATTGCATAATATTCAGGGTTAATTATTTCCTTTATTCCACTAGACAAGCAACATACTATAGCCAAGGGTAATAATATTGCAGCAAAAACACCAACGATGGAACACATTACGGAAAAATCCTCGTGTTCTTTAAAAAAACCGTTATTTACCATTTTATATGTAGCATAAATCATGCCGAAACCAAGAACGGAAAATGCTAACCCTGTAAATAAATCTGTATAACCAGAAATATAAGCCTGTTTAACAAGTATTTCATAAGTATGTTCTGCCGGTCCGCTCAACCTCTTACCAATTTCATCTAAAATTCCCGATACCGTATTAGCGTCAACTGCCATTTACTTCTCCCCCTTCGACTTAGGTAAATTTTTCTCAGCAGCACTCTTAAACTCACCGTAAAGTGTTTGCCGATCCTGCTTTGGCCTGCCAGTTTTGCGCCCCATAGTTCCTCCCCTTCTCAGTCTAATTATACCGCAAACAGTAGATCATTTCCTGCCAAATATCTTAGTCCAAAATCCGATAGGTTTTTCAAGTTTATTTATCCTACCATCTAGATAGTTAATTATCTTAATCCTGTCAGCATCTAAATCCTGGAGTTCTCTAATAGCCTGCGCCATGCTGAAATTTTCACTAACCATTTTAGCTAAAGCACCTTCGATAGCGGTAAGTCTGCTTTCATCATAAATAAGTCTTTCGCGTAAACCATAATTAGTATTTATGAGATCATTTGCAATTTTAGTTAGTGCAGAAATCTCCTGCCTTAACTCAGTTACTTCCTGCCTCTTAGCCTTATTTTTCGCAGTTCTCTTGCTCACCCCTTGTCACCTCCAAATTTCTAACGCTAATTGGTGCGCCCCTGTTCACATCAAACCACACATAAGCACGTTTGCCGTACATATTCCTTACTTCACCAATATCTCCAACGGCGAATTTGTGCTTAGTTTTACGGGTTCCCTTCGGCATCCTGACTACTCTTACCGTGTCGCCTCTAGTCATAGACAATCCCTTTCATACAGGACTTGTCCGGTCTCAATACTCACCTTCATCATCGGGTCAACAAAACATTCTTCTATTGACCTCTCAAACACTTTTTGACTAACTCGCGGTTTTATCTGCTCAGGTTTTTTCTTGACATTCCCCTTTGAAACATGGGAACTCTTTCCGGTAAACTTCGGAACTGTATATTTCGGTGCGCCCTTGTTGGGACGTTTCTTCATCTCCACTACACCTTTACAGAGCATTTTTAGATCCTCTGTCCAAATATGCAGTTCTTTGCTAATTTCCTGTATCGGTATTTTTCCGGTATTTTCTCGGACATAGTTAATCTCGTCCTCCGTCAATACTCTTGTGGTTGTTTTTCTACTGCCTGCCCGACTCGTTGCGCTCATAGTTAGCGTTTTGGTATCCATGCCGAACTTATTATCACCTTTGGAGAATTTCATTTTTTACCCCCTTCTATGCCCATTTTACGACAACAGGCACAAAAGCATGTCCTGTAATTTTACGTCGCTGTACGGGCTTACTACTGCGGTTATTTTTGATTGTGGTTGACTAATTGACTACCTCCACCGCTACCACACAATATCCAGGCGACATGCCATCTCTATAATCGTGTAGCACAACGCCCCGGCGATCTTTAAACTTGTTCCGATATTTCTTGTCGTACCATGCCCGGTTGCTGTTGTCTGGTATGTCAACGACAAATTTCAGTTCAGGTTGTTTGTGGTGTTTTTGTTTCGGCATTTGCGGCATCCTCCTAATATTTAATAACCCAATAAATAACATAAAACCAACTAAGGGACCCATGCAGTATACACAATAAGATTGACTTATTAACTGCCCATGAAAGAATAACGGCTATCACCGAACCAATTTCTATTGATACGCTAGTAATTTGTTCACTAATACTCTCTACCTCCTATAAGTAATAGTTTTCAATGATATACTGAACGGCATCTACTAAATCCTCATAATGCCGGGTAATCCTGCCCTTGATATGCGGATGATTGATGATGTTGCAGGCAGTACCCCATGCAATAACGGGTTTTCCCTGCCTTCTCGCCTCCACAATCTCGCAAATTGTACCGATAGAGATTTGCTCATAATCCAACTCGGCAAGGATAATGTCACTATGCCTAATCTGGAAGTCGTTGCTGTGGATAATTTCTCTGTCGGTTACGTTGGTTCCGAAGTCTGTATCTACCGGATTCAGTACCTTGTAACCTGCCTCCAATAGATCATCCGTTGCCTTGTCTCTCCATTCGTTCATTTGCTCTTTACTCAGTCCGGTCATTTTACCGGCAAGATATACTGTTGGTCTACGCATTGTTTTCCTCCTCATACATCTTCTTAACCATTTCCAAAAACTTCTCGGCATTTTTTAACCGGCGGCGTAAGTCGCTAACTAACTTTTTAGCTTCTTCGAGAGGGTACCTCTCTGCACCACACCAATAACCTCCGACCATAACGCTTCTTTCGTTATGGTGTATTTTTCTAGTATCCTGTGCCACAATATATTCTTTAATCTCTTTAATCGTTGCAGCGGCAGCATTTCTTTCCTCGGCATCTTCAACAATATAAACATTATGATAACCACCCTTGACTATATCGCCGTTTTTAAATCTTTCATGTAACGGCACGAAACAGTTTCTAGCTTCGTCCGGCGTATCGTATTCCCTGAAACACAACGGGCATTTATATTTAATTATTGGTTCCATTTGGTTCCTCCTTCCTTCCAAATTCAATAGTTACCTTACCACCCCTTATGCCGATTATTGAAAGCAAAATCCAGGGCAGGGAGCATAGGCAAACTGTCGTATAGAGCATAATTTTATCTGCTAATTCCGGCAATGCTCGTTCCTCCTAAATTAAAAATATTTCTGCTTCGCCATCCGTTCTCCGATACGCTTTTCCATGCCCTCAACTACTTTCGGTTTACACTTACCGTTTGCGGTTGTTGAGGGCATAATTAAAGAGCGTCACGCAAACCTGTAAATATTCCATTCCAGACAAGTTCAATCATTCCTGTCTCCCCGTTTCTGTGCTTAGATATGATTAATTCAGTAATATTTTTCTTATCGGTATCAGGATTATACTTTTCGTCACGATACAAGAAACATATCATATCGGCATCCTGCTCTAAGTTTCCACTATCTCTAAGGTCTGACATCATGGGGTGTTTATCTGCCCTCTGTTCAACACTCCTGTTTAACTGCGCAAGAGATACAACCGGGACATTAAACTCTTTTGCCATATCCTTGAGACTGCCACTTATCATGCCTAATTCATGATTCCTGTTTTCTGACTTTTTATGACCTCTTATCTTTTGCAGGTAGTCAATGACGATTAAATCAAGTCCGTATTGCTTTTTAATCCTTCTGCACTTACTTCGCATTTCAAGGATTGTCATTGGTTTATCTTCTATTATTAGGTTTTTAGTGCTTAATTTAGCACCAAAGTCATTGATTCTATTCCATTCTTCCTGTAAAAATCCACCCATCCTAAACTTGCTAAGAGGAACTTTTAGTTGTTGAGAATGAATCCGATTTAAAATTTGCTCACTAGGCATTTCTAAACTGAAAAATGCTACAGATAAACCCTTAAGAACTGAATGTGCCGCTATTTCTGTTGCAAAACTTGTCTTACCCATTCCGGGACGAGCAGCAACCAATATTAAATCCTTGTTCTGAAATCCAGAAGTCATATAATCAAATTTAAGAAATGGTGTTGTTATGCCATTTATCCCAGGTTTCATATTCTCAAGATTAACAATATAAGGTATGAGCATATTTTTAACATGAGACACATTGCAGTTATCCTTGCTGTTTATATCAAGTATGCTCTGTTCTGCGTCCGCAAGAAGTTCCTGTGCTGTCTCAAAATCATTATTGTAAATCTTATTTATGATTGCCGTTTGTCGGTTAATTAGTTGTCTGAGTACCGATTTTTCTTTAATCAACTTAGCATAGTGAGTAGCGTTACCTGCTGTACTGGCACCTTCGATAAGTTGAGCGATATAAACTATCGGTATGTTTTTATTGTACTTAGGTACTACGTTAGACAATGTTATAAGGTCAGGTGTAATACTTCTAGCATCTAAGTCAATCATTGCTCTAAAGATAGTTCCGTTAAACTCTTGGTAAAAATCATCTTGGGTAAGTATTTCTACTATGTCAGCAATAATGTCTTTGTTAAACATCATAGCACCTAGTAGATTTTTTTCTGCTTCAACATTAGAAGGTGTCTGTTTCAACTACTCACCCCAATTCAGCACGTTTTTCTGCTTCTTCTTTCTCCTGTTGTTGTCTGATTTTTAAAAATGCTTTAAAATCATCACTTTCTGTATCTACGGTTTTTGAATCATGCCTTGGTGGTGCAGGAGGTTGTTGCTGTGCATTAATAGATTGTGCTGAATTAACAGAGATATTAAGTTTATTTATCTGAGTTGAAAATATTGATAGCGTATAACCAGAGTTCTTAATAAAGGTGTCATTTGAAGCAAAAAACTTATCTAATAATATAATTAATTCTTCTACCGTAAAAGTGGTAAGTAGTTTTTTGATAGTAGAACCATCTTTACCACCATTAATGACAGGTTTTACGTTAAAGATGGATAAAAACTTATTGTGATAATAGTCCATTATTTGTTTATGAGAAGATTTTTTATCATTATCGCCAATGGGTTTATTATTTGAAGTAGTCTTTGAAGAAGTCTCTGGTATTGGTCTGCCCAATTTGGTTTCTCCGTCTGCCCAATTTGGGCAAGTGGTCTGTCCATCCTGGTTAAGTGGATTGTCCTCCAGTTTATATACTTCATCAAAGTTAATTGTGTACCATTTTGTATTATCTAATTTCATTTTATTAAAATTACCGCTAATAATTAGGTTAGTTGTTTCTAATTTTGCTATTGCCCTGCGAATGGTGTTTATGCTCCAAAATGGTAGTTGCTTCTGCCATTCCGCGTAAGTATTGTATATCCACCTTCTACCCTCGTAAATGTGATTAGAATCAACTAACCAATAATTTATTTGCTGTAAAACTATCGCCTCGTTTAGGCCTATCTTAGTAGCTAATTCTGGTAATATAATTAAAGGTTTTTCATCGAGTAGCAGTCTGTTTCTTCTCATAGATCCTCCACTTAGTACTTCAGCATGTCGCAAATATTCCATGATGCTATTTCAAAAACTTTAGGATTTTGGAGGTCCTTATTCCTGCTCTCCCATCCCACAAGTTCATGTAACGACGGTTTATATATTCCGTGCCATAACTTTGTTTTCTCGGTAGCACTTTTCCTTGAGTCAAACCTTGCTCTCTCAGCAAGTGCTTTTAATCTCGGTTCAATCGAAACAATTTGTTCCCAAGTCAATTATTGTGTACCTCCAAATAATAATTCAATATGTCACTCACACATATATTATAACATTTTACCATTGATTTTGCAAGGTTTTTCCTGTATAATCGACACAAACAACACATTTATGAGGTGATTTCATGTCAGAAAAAATAGGTAAAGAGAAGAATGATAAAAGGTTTAATTTTGCCATTAGTCAAAGGTTGCTCAATCAAATTGAAGAATACCGTAAAACATTAGACAAAGTACCTCCAACCGCCGAAGTAGTCCGCGACCTTCTAAAATACGCCCTCTCTCACAAGGAGCAACCCCGGCAATAACGGCGGTTGCTCCTTTGCCGTTAACTAACTAATAACCAACCCGGTAACAACACGGTTAAGGCCAAAAGTAGAATTTATGATACTGAGCATTTCCTTCTCTGAGCGATAACCCTTAACTTTTCCCTTTTCATCATAAACTTTGAGCATTTCCTTGGAAATTTTATATTTATACATTGAAGTACCTCCCTATCCTATTTATCCATATTAATACTTGCTGTACTCTACCTCAAATTCCTCCAAGTCCATCCTCGCCATTCAACCTCCTCAGCCAGCCTTGACCAATTCATGCCGCAATACTCCGACAACTTCTGAAGGTTATCCACATAAACGACATGCTCAGGCCAATCAATGATGAAAAGAACAATACCGGCCATTTCCAGTGTCTTATTCGGGTCCGTTATTTTCATACTGTACCCCTCATATACTGCACAATCAGCTTGTCCAACTCCTGACTTGCTTTCACCACATCGGTAGCGGTTAAGTTAAAATCAGTTACGGCATCGTACATTTTTTGTTGCGCTGCCTCAATCTGTTGTGATAGTGCTTGTCTTTCCGTCTCGGACATTTTTCTACCTCCCATCCGGTCTAATTGACCAATTCATACTCGGAAATGGAGCAGAATCTTTCGCCCCGACAAACTTTAATCTACCCTGTAAAAATCTTACTTCTACCCCCGGTTTCGGCCTATGATTGTGCTTGTCCCAAATGTACCAATGAAAGTATTTCGTATCGGTCCTGGCAGGAAGTAGGCATACCACTGTGCAACCTTTTTTGCTTTCCTCGCTGGCTTTTTGTATCCAGTCGCTTATAGTTTTTCCATATGGTGGATTCATCCAGCAGGTTTTGGCCTGCACATACCATTCTTGCTTTAATCCATCTTGCCCCTCCGTATACCACTTAGCACATTTATGGTTTTTCATATCGGCACACACATCTAATTCAAACCAGAATTCCCTGTTTAATTCTTCGAATAAATTATGCGGAGTTTCCCACGTTGTCGAATCTGAGGAAAATAGTGCTTTATTAACCAACTAACCACCACCCGTCAAAAGTTTATACCTACCGGATACAGTAGGTCAGAGCAAAACTAAGTCCTCCCCAAAACTTTCTTAATATGTTCCTCTGCCTCTTTTGATAGTTTTTCTTGCTCCTCAACTAACAGAGCAAACGCCCTAAAAATACTATCTCGGTTACAGAAGAAATACCCCTGCTTATTCATCCAAGAATTCAGTTTGCCGACATTATAGATAAGGTCAACTGCCATTCGATCTGTTATTTCCTCCTCAAACATACTATGCTCGGCAACATTCCATCTACTTAGTAGTTCTTTTGCTGATTCTATTTCCTCTAATCTATCTAGTTGTTGTTGATCTAGACTATATCCGCAATGTTCACAGTTTATGGAATTTACATCATAGGCAAACATATAACCTTCTAATGCAACTGCACCCTTACCACACTTAGGACATTCTACGGGTATTTCCCATTGCCCACAGTCCCCGGCATCCCAAGCACGTTTTGGTTCACCAATAACTTTTAACTCCATGTCGAGTATATTGATTTTATTGTCACTGACATGATTTCCGGCAACTTCACAGACAAAACCACTTACCTCGCCGCCAACAATTATAGGTTTACAAGTCACTACACAACCCCCTTAAAGTGTTTCTGAAGGCTTTTCAGAATATCAGCACCTAAAGTATCTAAATGATTTTTAATCTGCTGTACGTCCCTTAAATCGCTGTTTTCGATGCCATGCAGTAGGCAACCATTCACTATACCGGCAATAGAACTGTAGTAACCTGCCTTATCCCACATTTCCTTACCCGGTTCCTTGGAGTCAGATCCGGCAATACGCCGTTTCTCTAAAATATAGTTATGCGGATCGGTTGACACTCTGTAGTCCTCGTTAAGTCTTATTTTCATTTCGTACCTCCGTTTTACCTGAAACGTATTTACTACGCTGTACAGGCCTTAAAATACTGTTTGCGGTCATTCTGTGACTAACTAACCACCTCCACATCACTCCAAAGTATATGTTCATTTAATCCCCTACCCCTAACGCTGCCATAAATGTTAAGTCTCGTTCCGTCGGGGTGGTGATATATTTCTTTGAACAATTTATCGTCAAACGCTAAGTCAATGGGACATTCATTTTCGATAACCTCACGCATAACCTCGTCACCACCGAGCAGGGTTAACTTGCCTCCTTCGACTTCAATCGTTACGAATGGCATTTAATCGTCCTCCTCCAACCATTTTTCTAAATTATCATTATACTTTTCTAATGCCTCGATAATCTGCTCAATAATATTCAATTTACTCACCACCGGAAATAAAGGTAGGTTTACCTGTGAGTTGCCGTATCTCTCGCTTAAACCTCTCTGGGTCTGCGTTGGTTTCCGACAAATGTATCAAATGAATCTCTCGCACCTTCGACATATCATTTGCCCTAAGAAATTCCTTGACATTTTCAAGGGAGAAGTGAGATTTCAATAACCTGTTCTTTAAGTCTGTCGGTATCAGTCCGGCATCTACATTTGCCCTTAGAATATCGTCGGCATAATTGCACTCTATGGCAATATGTGTTAGTCCTTGAAACTTATACCGCACATAGAAGGTATCTGTAGCAAAAAGAAATTTAATATCGGCAGACCTGCTTGCTAGCAAAAATCCTAACGGTTCAGCGGCATCATGCTCTGTATCGAAGGGTAATACTGTCCATGTGTCTATGTCTATTTGCTTCTTGCTTTTTAATGCCCTTAATCGGTGTCCAGACAGTCCTAGAGCGTCTATAGTTCCCTGTGAGGTGTAGACGTCTATACCTGCCTTTAGAACGTCCTTAACGGCTTTAGAATGATCAGCGTGTTCGTGGGTGACAAGACAACCGGCAATTTCAGAAGTATTAAAGTTTAATCCGCGCTGAATATTTTTAAACGATATTCCACATTCTATAATTAATGGGGTACTGCCATCAGAAATTCTGTAGCAGTTACCCTTACTTCCGCTTGCTAAAACGGTAATCTCCATCTAAAAATCAGGGCCGTCAGTAGTTGGTGGTGTGTCTTTTGGCTTTTCTGTCGGCGGCGTTACTTCTACTTCAATTGCCGGACCGTTGGGGTTGTCCTGTTTGGGTTCGGTAAACTCTGCATCTTCAATAACTATATCAATAACCTCTTTGTTAGCATTAGCGGCAATTTCGTCAGCAACATCTTCCTCAACAATAATTTCAGAGGTTCGGTTAACGCTCTGTTTAAACAGGTATCCATCGTCACTAGAATTAATGATCGGCTTACATGCCTTATTGGTTACTGTTTTCTTGCACATTTCGGCAGTAAACTTGTCGTGAGTAGAACCAACTTTAATATTGCCGTTAGCATCAATTGGAAACATTTTAGACTGCTTCCATGCCTGCTTGATTTCGTCAAAGGTCATAATCTCGGTACGCTTGACCTGACCATCGGTATCAATAATCATGCAGTAGGCGGCCTTTATTTTCTTACCGTTAATGTTTTCAAGTGACTGCTCATGCTCGGTTATTTCTTTTCTGCCCCGGTTAATTTTATACTTAAATACATCATCTTCGTAAACAACCTCGGAAAAAACGTCCTCAATAGTATCGTCAACCTGTTTAGTTACCGCCATTGTCCCGAAGTAGGAACGCTGGAAGGTCAACTTATTTCCATAGACAATAAAGTAACCTTGCTTTTTAGCTGGGTTTAGTCCCTGCACAACCATGTCAAGTAGTGAATTTGCAATACTTTCCTTGGTGCAAACGGCCAATGCTGGCTTTTTATCCTTATCTACCGTTTCCTGCAATATCAGCCATGCCGATTTTAGAGCATTTTCCGGTGAATAGTTTGCCGGCAATCTAAGTTCACCGCTATTCTGAAACTGCTTAATACGTGCTGCCACAATGTCAACTGTTTCTTTCTTTACCGTTGCTACTGCATTTTGTACTGCCATTTATAAAACCTCCACCCGTAATTTTTTATCCTGACCACTTACAATCAAACTGATAACCTGACAGTCCATTTCCGGCAGAACGACTATACTTTCCCTGTTATCCACCCACACCGGAGCATGGAAGTTATAATGTTTCTGTAAGGTAGAAATAATATCTAAACCAACCTGCAACCTACCGGCATTATTCAGAGATTCAAACGGTACGCCACCATAAGTTACTGAACACATCGGTTCAATCGCACCATTTACTAAGACATTAAACATCTTAAAACGTGCCATCTTAAAGAAGTTATTAATCCTTACTTCAAGCATGGAAACTTTGGCCTTAATGAACTGATCGCATAAGAAGGATTCTCTTTCAAGCTTCTCGTACTCACCGGCAAGTTTCTTCTCTTGCGCCATCAGTTCTTCTATGCGTATTTGGCCTTTAGTGTGTGTCTCAATGTCTTTTATTTGCCCTTGGTAGACATTGAATTCTTCTTCAATAACTGCCGCCTCGGACTTGGCAGTAATCAGTAAATCATGGTTATCAATCTTTAATTGCTCGATCTTGTTTATTAGTTCTGACTTTTCTTTACCTGCTGCCACATGCTCGGTATTGGCGGTTATATCGGTAACTCCTGCACTCAACTCGTCAAGTTCGGTTTGTAGTTTAACTGCTTGTTCCTGTAATACTTCTTGCTGCTCCTGTAGTGCTTTGATTTTCTCTATGTGGGTGGTATTTTCCGCTTTCCATGCTTCAATTTCTTTCTTACACGCCTTACCGTCAGCAGAAATATTAGTCAATGATGTTGCTTTAAAAGTGTTGAATTCTGCTAGTGCGTCCTTTCTTGCCTGTTCTAATTTGCCCTCCGGTAACTCCTGTCCACAGGTCGGGCAATTACTGTCCTGCTCAAAAACAAACTCTGTCTTATTGTATTTGTGCCATCCATTACGGAGTTCCTGTGCTTTACCCTCTAAACTCAATATCCTTTCATCGTTTACTTTAATTAACCTTTCCTTCTGTTTTATATCCTGCTCGACAGACTGTAGTTTTCCTTTAATGTCCAATAGTTCTGACCGCTTGGCAAAGGTCAACTCATGCTGTTTTTTCTTATGCTCGTTTTGAATATCGAGAATCTTACTTTCCAATTCCCTTAATTCCTTGACCTTTTCGGCAACCTCACCGCCACTTTGGATTGTCATTATCTCCTGTCGCTTAGTCTCTAATTTTGCCTTTAGGTCAATAACCTTACCTTCAATTTCAAAACCGTTTAACTCTAATACGTCAGGCAAAGAACGGTTAACCTCATTGATGCGAACAGGAATATCTTTTAGTTCACCGTTAATCTTGGCCTTTTGTGCAGCAACAACCTTTCTATGATCGTCCAATAATCTGCCATTAAGGATACTCGGTAAATCTGCAAGTGTTTTGTCTGAGGAAATGACTTCATCATCCGACACATCACCGCAAACCTGCAAGATTATTTCCCTGCGCTTCTCCCAGTGTAAATCGCTGAAGAATAAAGGATTGGTTAGTAGTCTAAAAATATCCTCATTGACTATCTCGGCGATTTTAGCGGCAAAAACCTTTTCGTTAACCGGCACTTCATCAATAAAATGGTCTGTTGTATGTCCGGTGAATGTGGGAGTTGCTTGTCCCTTTTTCTTGGTCCACTTTTCTTTATAGACTTTTTTGAGTTTCAACTGCTTACCGCTAATATCAAAGGTTCCCTCAACTTCATGTTCCAGTCCATGAATAACATTGCCATTACCGTCAAGCGTTTTAATCTCAAACTTTGCTCTACCTAACGAATCTTTCCCGAACAGTAACCAGTTAAACGAATCGGCAATAGTTGTTTTCCCAAGACCATTGTCGGCATAAACGGCAACATCTTTGCCGCCTGCGTTTAATTCAAACTCCTTAATACCCTTGAAATTTCTTAAAACAAGGTTTTGTATTTTCAAAATTAACCCTCCTAAAATGGTATTACATCTTCCTCACTCTCCACCGCCTCAAAACAATCCAATACAGGACACATCAGGCAGTAGTCTTGCGTTTCCCTTTCGACCAAAATCCCTGCAACCACGTCCATGTCGGTGCTGGGCAAACTAACCCAGACCATTTCTGTTCCGCATTTTTCACAGTACATGATTTCTCCCATTCATCCGGCACACTAGCCTGCTCCAAACAGTACGCCGACACTCTTTCAAGTGTTTCTGCGACTAATACTGCTTGTCCATTACGGATTGACTGCGCCCATGATGCTGTTAACCTGCTTATTTCTGAATATTCTTTTGTGTTCATGCTGGTTGTTCCTTGTTGGTGATTAGGGTTAAATTACCTTCCCTGGCAAATAATCCATACCCGTCCTCGCACAGTCCATCACAGCCATGCGAAAACCAAACTATCTCTTTATTATCAGTTCTTAAGCAATATTGAGGCATGGTTGTATCATATGGAGGCACGTGCTTGCCTAAAACAGTAGCTTTAAAACCTCTATACAGAACTCCATCATCAACAATAACCCGATCCCACTCCTTAAACTTCATCCTGCTTGTCCTCCTTCGCCTCAAATGAATAACACGGATTACACCCCGGCGTGAAAAACTTTATGCCGTGCTTGGTGCATCTGAACGGTATTTTTCCTTCGACTTCTTTCCAAAACTTGCAATTAGAGCAGTTTTCAACTATGGGTACTTTCAACGATACACCAACTTTCTAATACCAGTTCATTTAACTAATACGAAGTTCGTTTAGCATTTCATCAACCGTAGGTAAATCAAAAGACTGTCCGGCACTAATCTTGCTCAAAACATCTTCTTCTGATATTTTACCTAATTGCCATGCCCTGAGAACTTTCTCAACTTCCAAAATATTCTCTCCACAACAATCTTTATAAAGCATCCAAATGTTCGCACCGTAAATACCTATAGAATCTAAATTAAGCATCAATATAAATCCTGGTACGCCGTGAAACTCTCCACTCATAATTTGCGCCAAAACTGATATTGCTCCGGGGTTTCCGTCAGACATTTTATACACGACTTCTATCACAGAATCGTGTCCGCTTATTCTTTCTTTTGACTGACCCAACACTTACATTCCTCCTAAAAATAATATTTTAAATATTTAAAAAACTTTCATAATCATTACCGCATATACATATCATTAATTAAGTAAATCGGAACTGGATTCAGTTTTATAAGACAGCAGATCAACCAAATCACAGTTTAAGGCATCGGCAATGCGCTGTAACGTATTTACCGATGGATTAGGATTTTCGCCAACTTCAAGTCTACTTATATTTTGTTGGGTAATGCCTGTTGATTTACTAAGATCGCTTTGCAAAAGACCTTGTTGTTTTCGTCGCTTTGCAATATTTAACCCAACACGTTTCTTCAAGTCACTTATCCTCCTTTCAGTTTATTTATACTGAGAAAAGTATTTCTATACAAAAAATTAAAACCTTTCTTCTATTACCTATTATACACTTTATATAGTGTATGTCAACTGTATTAAGTAAATTTTTCTATGAAATTGTCGTTACCAACAACAACCTATATACTGAATTAAGGATAGGAAATATAATTATAGAGATAAAGAGGGGGAATATTGTGTGGAGATTAAGGATAAGTTGTATAGTTTAAGAAGCAACAGAGGTTTGAGTATGGATGAATTGTCGGCAAAAACCATAACAAAAGAAGATGCAAAAGCTGTATCAACAAACACAATTGCTGAGATTGAAAGCGGAAAGCGTAAAAGTCCTGGAATTAAAGTTATTGAAAGACTTGCTACCGCGTTAAATGTATCACCTATGTACTTCTTTTCAGAAAACGCTCGTACTGTTTTTGACATTTCGGAAGTAAACGAGGTATTAACTAAAGAAATTAAGCAAATGCTACTTGACAAGGAAACGCTGCCTTATTTGTTACTGGCTAAAAAGGCGTACACTGACCAAATACCGCCTGAAATTGTCGAAGAATTATTAAAAACAATCACTAAAGTAAGGAATATGTAATTTATTTGTCGAAATTATGGGAAACTATGAACTTGAATTTTACGGACACTGAGCGTATTATTATATACATCATAAAACAAGTGTTCGTAAAAGGGGGATGGTTGCTATTAGGGTAAGTGCTGTTGCAGACTATGAAGGTTTTTTCCATTGCGTAGTTGACGGTGAAAACATCACCGTTGACCGAAACATCACCCATGAAGGAATTAATGAGGTAAACAAGATAATAAGGTATAGTCAGACGAAGCAGGATGCGTCTCTGGTTGATACTAGGGAAGAATATGCCTGCGCCGGGTCCGTGAGATAAAACAAAACCCCTTCCATTGCGGAGGGGTTTGATAAATTACATTGCATTGCTTACCGGGTAATGCTAAAATAATTGTCAATTAAACACGAAAGACACCCACCCGGCCAAGGTTAAAGGTGTCTTTTACCAAAAGCGGAGGTGTTGCCCCTGCCTGCTTTGCTGTTTTTATTTTAGAGTATGCAGGCCAAAATGTCAACTCCCTGCCGCTTAAAATTTTAGAGTGGAGGGAATTTTAATGGGACAGGCGTTGAGGAATTTAGAATTATACTACCAAAAGACAGAAGTCAAACATCGAAAACAACATAGAATACATCTAAATTACATAGAAAATAACCATACTTATAATAATAATGATGATTATGATCTTTATGTTTTAATTAATAAAAGTAATGCACTTAAATATTATCTAAATAGGAACATGGAAAAGAAGGTAGAAAACATGGAACCAAATCAAGACAAACTATTAACCATACCAGAAGCAGCCGAATACTGTGGCCTGCGCTCAGATAAAACTATTCGCAATTGGATTAAGGCAGGCATGCCATTCGTTGAAGTGCCGGGAAAAACCTATCCAAAGAAGTTGGTTTCTATCTTAAACTTGGATAATTGGAGAAGCGGTAAGATAGAAACTAAGATAGAAAACAAGAATTTTGCAAACTTAGAAAACACCGAACCTGTGGATAACTTAATCGACAAAGAAATTTTGACAGTTGAACCGGAAAAATATTCTCCGCAAAATCAGCAACCAATAAAAATTATTGACGTTGGCCGTAACTACATGGCAGAGGTTGAAGAAAAAATAAGTTTAGCCTTGTCTGAGCAGAGAGAATTTTTTACTGCTGCCCTGGTCAGCATTGAAAAGAAACAGGAAATAGAACGGCAGGAGAATAAGATCGTCATTGACACCATAGCAAATGAAAATGCCCAACTCCACAAAAAAGTTGAGCATCTTATTAGTCGTGTTCAGCGTACCGAAGAATTTATCGAGCGACAGGAGAATAAATTGCCGTGGTGGAGGAAGTTGTTTAATCTCTAGCATCAAAGAGACTAACAATATAGTCCTGATCATCCGGACTTGACCAACACATTCCGCAATCTTCACATGGACCTATTCCTAATATACAAGCAGTTTTTTTTGCTTAAGGTAATCTCTTACCAGTACATATATGCGCATTTCACTAAGCATGACGCTTGCAATTTTCGTATTATCCATATTCCTAACCCCCTACAATTTACTTGTCAATCGGTTAATCCCATACAGCAAGCAAGTCTAACAATATTAGGATGATTGCCGTTATGAAAAACCTGCTTACCGTATTTATTACAAACGTGAATAGGATATTTTTCTCCATTTCTTTTCGCAATTTTCTGCTGCTGCTCGGTAAGGGAAAGATACTCGCAGTTTCCGCAAAATTTATTACTCAACGATTAACCTCCTTCAATGTGGTAGGCAATACGGGAGAAACTTCCCTGTATCTCCCTTCGCAATTCCAAAAAGTATTATTATCAGTTAGATGTGGTTTGTTTTCAAATGCTAACCAACCCATTTGATCGTCATAGGCAATATACTTCGCCCACTCCGGTATAGAGTAGAATTGTATTTGATTATTCACACTTACCACCCACCTTCCCGAGCGACTCCCCCATCGTCCTCGACTATGCGTTCTTGTCTGTCGGGATGTGGTGCTGCACAATCAAAGCAGACAATTTCTTTAATAAATGGGGCAAAGAAAACTTTTTCACCGCTAAATAATATTTTACCGCACGCCTGGCAGTTACGGATTGATGTTGTTTTCATTTTACACCTCCATATATTCATCGTTAAGTATTTCTGTATGTCTATCTGAATATTTAACCCCACACTGAGGACAGAAGTTGTTTTTCAATTCAATAATTCTGCACCCCTTTTCCGCATTTCTCAACCAGACATGAGTAAATTCAGCGGTAACAACTCTCAGGACATTGTTTTCGCTATAAACATCAGAAGCATTAATCAGACATTTGCAGTTAGGTTTTTTATTTTCATCGTAAATATTACTCATTCCTCTACCTCCCCACATTTCTCACATTTACCCTCTGCCCTCTCCGCAGCGGTCAACTTTCTACCGCACCCAAGGCAGTATTCCGGTTCTGTTTTGGTGTAGTCGAAGGGCATTTACTTACTCTCCCAACATTCCTTGTGATAACCATAACTAAAATCTTTACCGTTACCACAGCAGTGTTGAAACATTTCATTTTCAGAAACATGTCTACAGTCACGGCATCTTTTAGCCTTTTGTATGTCAAAACTAAAACTATGGCACTTTTGATTATTAATAACAACATCATCCTTAGAACAAAGATGGTTTTTAGAATAAATACAGTAAGTCTCGCTACATTTTATGAATGACACTCTACTCCCTCCCCTCCGTCAATAATCCGCTTAATCTGCCTGAGTTGATCGAGAGTGAGTTTTGGTTTGCCGTAATGATCGAAGTGTTTACGTATAACGGAGTTTAATTCCTCGCTCTCCCTCTCGTCAAGAATATCCTGTATAGATAGGTAAACTTCCCAATCAGGAGAATAAGTTGTGACATTGAACATAGTTTTTAGGCTAAACTTAGTAGCAAAGTCCTCTCTTTCGCCAGACTTACAAGCATAAAAATATTTGCGACCAACCTTAGTAATAACACATTCTCGTATCTCGCTACCATATCTTAGCGCATTATTGATCGGTTTAAGATAAACCTTCTGACCTACTTCCATTAGTCAACCTCCTTACTATGCTTATACGTCCTCACAAAATAATTCAAACCGGTTGCAAATCCAGAAATAAAACCTGCACCAACACCAAGCAAAAGCCAACCCCAAGTCATTAGTCAACCTCCCCACCCAGCAGGTATTTATGTTCATGGATATTTCCAATGACCCTCATTTTTACGCCCCTATTCCATTCAGGCCATTGGTATCCTTTTGTTCTCCATTGAAGTCTGAATTTAGCGTCTGCCTTTTCCCAGACAACCTCAAAATAAAATCCCTCTTCTTCTTCTAAAATATCACCCTCAAAAATCATCTGACCTTCGGGAAACTCAGTTGTTCTCTTGCTATCCCTTAGACCGGAAAACTGACCTAATGTCTCAGGGTCTATGATAGTGCTTTTTAACTGTGAAAATGTCTTATTTTCGTTATTTTCCAATAGAAGCCAAGAATTCACACCGTCACTATAAACACCTGTACCGTAGACAAATTCACGTTCTTGCTTAGGATATTTCTTAGGGAATTGTTCGTGCGCTAAATCCCTCTGTTTGCCGCGAAAAATAATTTCTCTCATTAACCCTTCTCCTTCCTACCGCTAAAATACTTCCTACCAATCGCAACTCCAGATACGCAGACAATGGTGATTATGGTGATAAGGTGAATCCACTTCAATTGACTTCATCCCCTTCCTTAATTTCCTCAGCAACGATAACCATAGTTTTGTACCATTCGCAAACAGTTTTGCACTTAACGCAATGGTCGTCATATATGGTTCTACTGACACACGGTACTAAGGTTAGAAATTTACGGGTATTAAAAATTAACTTAGCAATACGTCTGCGCTCTACTTCTACCGCTAATTCAATTCTCTCACAACCCTCACAGTGTGGAGGTTTACAATTAAGGCAAAACTTCTGTGGTCCGCTAGTAGGTATGTATTCCTTGCCACACTTGATACAAATTTTAGGTTCGTGTTTTCTCAATTAACCTTACTCCCTCTCTGTCACAGCACATAACGCCGCCTTACAAATTGCCTCCGGTACATTATCAGCTAACGCCCAATGTTTGCCGCAAACCCTCTGAGATATGTCTGGTTTTATTATATTAAAACCGTGAATAACATCATCCGTCACGACAGCATACCAACCATCTTCCGAACAGATAATACTTATCCGCATCATAGTCATTATCGGTAACGCTGACTTAATTTCGGTGCTATAGTGTGGCAGATAACTTAAATCCTGTCGAACCATTTTTAACTCATGGTATATTTTATCCTTGCCCCAATCAAAAACATTTTCAGCGACTAGAGCATCTAATTCGCGACCAGGTTTCATTGCTATGATTTGATCTTTGGTCAATTGTTTTCCTCCTTTTTTATCTCCGAAAATCCAATCAATATTTCACGTCCGGCGTAATCAAGCGCCTTTAACCTTTTAGCTAATCCCTGCGCTATTCTCATACCCTGACCTGTACCACCATAGTTAGGTTTATTACTCGGAAATGCCAGAACAGCGACCGCATCATGCACAATGCCATAATTCCTTGCCTGCAACTTAAATGTTCCTTGCCTTAATGACCTACTATGCGGATGATAACGATAAACCGATTCAGTCCATTCCGTATGTATTTTGGGGTTATATATTTCTATTTTATTACCCTTCTTAATCGCCTGTCGCTCATAACTACCCCAAGGCAATACAACAAATACGACATTAGGATTAATCTTATTTACTTCATCCATAGCAATCTGATCAATACCCTTACACCCGCCGGTCTTAATACCGAAACCACGATTAACTAAATCACGCACATATTCACGACAAATACTTTCTTGAATAGCGGTAGGTTTCTGACTACCTATGACCGCAACACATTTCATGCTGTTAATTGGAGCAACCTCCTTATCCTTCGGCAACAACTTAACATCAAACCTCCACCTATAAGCATCCTTACCTATTTTATCAAAGAGTTTTTTCTCTGCCTTTAACTTAGTAGGTTCGCATATGCCGAATTGAAATTCCTTTCTCATTGAGTTATATATTCCGTACATTTGTGGCAAGTTAGTTTTCCTCCTTAATGCTGAAATATAAATCCAGGTTCAATGTCAGGTTCTTTACCTCTAGCAAACCACAAATCTGTAGTACCGGAACCGCCCATATCGACATACTCAACGGTAACGATAGTGTATTGTCTGCCATGAAGAGCGTCGTTTGCACTTAAATTCCACTCTTTATTGGCATCTACTTCACGTTTGCCCAAAACTTTTGTAACGTGAGCATCTATTAGGTTCATTGGTTTTCCTCCTTCTTCGCTTTCTCCGCAAACAATCTCCGCTGTTCCTCATGCTTCTTGCTTACGCCAGAAATCAACAACTCTTTCGCATATATACCCTTATGGCAATGAGGACAGGAAGGCAACATATCCCTTCTGTAAATCTTCTCTAGCTCACGCATTGCTAATAGATGTGGTTTATAATCTACTATCTGCTGCCGTACCGCTAAAAGATTGTTTACTTCTTCCTCTATTCGCTCATAGTGCATAGCAATATCAAACAAGGCATTATAGGGATGGACAATCGCCCCACACTCTTGACACGATATTTCTCTGTTCTGAGTGTCGATGTAAAACTTACGGTTACGGCAGGTGCATTTCTTATTCTTATCCATGATAATTCGGAGAGTTGAAATTGGGATTATTTTATCTGGTAGTTTATCGCTCACTGGTTTCCTCCTTAACTTTCTTTGGCTTAATATCTCTGTCACTATATTCAATACATCTTTCAAATAAATCTTTATTATCTTCGGAGCAATAATGACAGGAACCATCCATGCCGTCAGGACTACCAAAACTCTCACATCTTTTAGTGTCGCTGAGTTGACTGCAACCAAATTCACTATCTTGACACTCGCAATCTCCGCAGGTAATAAAATCATCAGACATTTCCCTACCTCCTTTTCTTCAACCATTCATCAATAATACGGCGTATCAACTCAGAGACTTTCAACTTCTGTTTTTCCGCTTCCCCCTTTAGTTTCTCGTATCTTTCATCATCCATAAAAATATTACGGCGTTTCAATATTTATCACCTCACATATATTATATACCGTTTAGATATACAATGCAATACTTTTCTACCGTATCCAGCACAAATGTACCGAAAAAAAATAACCCTTTCGGGTTACAAGCTTTCCTATTCCTGAGTTAACTTAATTCCCTCTAATTCTTCATCCGACATAATATCAACAAAAGCATCGCACATATTGAGCAGCGCAAAACATACGTTCATTATCCTGTCGAATTTTTCTTCAATGTCTATGTCTGCGAATTCTAATTCGTTTATTTTTTCCTCAGTAAATTGTGAAAATTTCTCAAATTCTTCTCTTTTCATACAAAAACAACTCCTTTTAAATTATTCGTCACGCTAATCGTTCTCCGTTCGTTTATCTACTCGCACCCCTACATATCTAGAGAACGAATAACACTCTAAAAAGTCAGCAAATACGGTAAAATGGACAAGCATAAAATTCCGGTATATAATCAGGAGGAACAACTGATTATATCAGCAGCGCGAAACGTGGACAAGTTGACTGACTGATTGACCGCATAACCGGCCAACTCATTAATTAACGAACTTCCCGAAGTCAATTATCTCCTGCACTTTACTAACAATAATATCCAATCCTAGAAATACAACTAATAGCAGTATCATTTGCCCTATACTTCTTCTATTTGTCACCTTACATACTATGAAACCAATTAGACCAATCAACGCCAACAGCATCAACTCAGGCAGACATACACAGACAATGACAAAAACTATAACCTGTATAATCGTAAACATAGTATCACCTACACAAATATTCTTGATACGTGATCTAGTAAATCTAAGGCAACCCCGATAACTAATATTATGGCCAGAAATGTTGCTACTATTTTTATTACGGCACAAAAGTTACCCTTACCGACAGCACCGGCAACCATTTCAGCAACCCAACTACCAACCGCTATTACCATAAGAATGACTATCTTATTACCAACACCACCCCAACCAAAGGTATTTGCCATCGTGTTACGCAAACCTTCTGATAATGCAAACGCAACCGTTGGAGATAATAATAACCCAATTATCGCCGCAATATACTTCACTCCAAAACCTCCCGGCGTAAGTTATTTATTAAACCATCTCTCATTAACTCTTGTTTTTAGTGCTTGCTTATCTAGATCACGCTTAACAACCTCATAGTCTCTCCCTAAAAAATCAATCAGTCTATCTATATTGACTTTTTCATCACTAGCTAATTTTTTATAGAAATCTCCCCATGATGTTTCGTGTCCAAAACCTGTTTCAACCCATTCTTTAGTTGTACTTTTATCTTTAATAATAACGTCTGGACAATCAAACCAACTTCCACTTTCCTCTATATATTCTACAACGGTAACTTCGTATATTTTGCCTTTTTCATTTGTGATAATTTCATATGTGGTACAGTTCTTACTCTTATCTTTACGAACAATAACGTCATGTCTGTCTATACTAATTAAGCCAGATATGGACATAAAAGCTACCATAATTAGGCCAATCACTTTTGTAGCAGCAGGTACTTGTATAAGCATAATTAACTTAAACCTCCCTTATTACCATAACCTCTTTTCTTAAATCTCCCACAATATAACTTTTAAACTCCAGTCCGTTTTTATTCTCCGACTTAATTAACTTATTAATTTCCTTTAATTTGCGCTCGTCATTCGTGACCAATAAAACAGCAGGAAATCTCTTGGTGCTTTTAACCCACCACTGATCCGGTAAATTATCATACAACTTATTGTATTTACGGACCTTATCAAATTCATTGCCGGGATGATGAATATCCATTTCGATAAATAGAAACCTAAAACTACCCGTGATTGTGTTTTTGATAGCAATAAAACTATCTGCAATTAGTATTTTCATGTCATAATTAAAATCTACGGAGTAAATTTCTTCCCATGACTTTAAGTTTCGCTCTATCCAAATAACCGCCCAATTAAGTAAAACGGTATGTTCTATCTGTTTAATTTCCTTATGAAAGTAGGCATAAGGTTCTTCCAGCGAATAGCGGAAACGCCGTAACCTTAATTGGTCAGTTAACCTCTTTAATCTCTGCTGACTCTTCCTTTTGCCGGATGCGGTTAATGGGAATAGTAATACCTGCACTTGTTCGGCATTAAGGCATTTATGACTACCTACACGCCATACAACAGCGTTATCGCGGCAATAACCGTGTTTTCTGTGCGACATTGCACCACTCACTAAAAACATCCATATCCCTGCCCTTCAATAGATTTTTTGCCTGTTTGACCGGCAGGTGCATTGTCTGGACTTCCTTTGTATCCATACCGAATTTATAGATCGCTCTACCTTTTATCCCTGGCAAGTGTGCGGCAAGTGAACAAGTTTCACCTAACACCATGCGACTATTTAATTCATCGGCAACTTGAAAGCACAATCGGGCCTGGAACATTGCCCGGGTGTCACCCGGTAAAACTTTTGTTGAAGGTCTTTGTGTTGCCGCTACTACTGATATTCCAACCGCCCGGGCAAGTCGGGTTATGCGGTCAACTAACTTGATTGTATCTTTGCAGGATATTTCCGCTAATTCATCGATCACGACAACAATAAAAGGCAATGGTTCTTTTGCTGTTTTGTTATAGTCCTGGATTTTAACTACCTTTGCCTTTTCAAGCGTTCTTATGCGCTGCTCCATGCCTTTTTCGATAGACTGCATCAACAACAATGCTTCTTCCTCTGTCTTTGCTAATGCCGCATAATCCTTTAGGTAGGCAAATTCTAACCGCTTTAAGTCGATAATGCCTATTCGTGCTACTGGCAGTAGGGAGTTAATTAAAACGTGCAGGAAATTAGATTTACCATACCCCGGCACTCCGGCAATAAGTAAGTGTGGAGATTCTTCAAGCGGTAGCACCTCTAACCCCTGCTTACTAATGCCAACAGGTATAGGTAAATCTAGTTTGCCACTATAATCCCAAATGTATTCTAACTTACTAGGTATCTCGTTAGTGTTTATGTTCATGTGCAAAAACCTCCCCTTTTTAGTCATTTCAACATTCAATCCGGTAGCATCCTCGAAGTAGTCCTGCTGATTTTTAAGAGTGCTGAAATTTGTACCAGGGCGCATAGTAAATATCATGTGCCAACCTGTAGGAGTTTTCTTAATCCCCTTCCTTATTGGCAATATACGGGGTTTATCCGGTGGATAAAGTATGTCGATAGTGTCTAGTATGGTTGCAGGTATTTCGTTGCCTTTACGGTGTCTGTAGGCTATTTTTAGGGCATCTATACCATCGGCAAGAAGGTTCTGTTTTTGTTTTTTCTTCATAAATCACACCTCCGACAGCAATGTCTTTCTACGTCTCTAATAAATACTTTTTCTGCTCCACACACTTTACAATATTCAAAAGATAGGCATGATTCTGAGCAATTCCCGTCAATGTCTATAAAAAAATCATCATCATGTAAGTATTTCCATAAATGACAAAATCCTTCTGCGTTTTCAGTGCAATTTCTATATTCACAAAAACCTTCTAATATAAATCTATCAACGTCTGTTATTTTGGTCATTCAATACACCTCCGTTCGCTATGCTGTTCGTTAAGTTTATGCAGGGTGAATTTGTCCATATTTCAGGTAAGTTTTAGGGAAAATAGTTGAAATGTATTTTGGATGGTGGTATAATGTCTTAACAGATCCCACTACGCCTCTTGTATGTTACGTATCGTACAGACAATGCTTACCAGGGTGGGACATTTACTGTGAAGTAGTTTAGTAGGTAGAGTGGTTGACTGTTAATCAACTTGTCGTAGGTTCGAGACCTACCTTCACAGCCAGTAACCCCTAAGAAGGGTAGATAGGTCTTGATCGGACTCGACCGATTTTAATAAATCATTCTTTTGACAGCATGTGCTAAATGCTGTTTTTTTCTGTCACTGGTCAGGTAAATTTACGTAAAACAGTTGAAAGTGTTTTTAAATGATGGTATAATGTTTATGTACTTAGCAGGCACTTGTTCTATAACCGAACTGCGGGCGTGGTTAGAGGTGCAGAGATAATCTGTGACACAAAGGTTATGGAAAATTAAGCGGTGGTGGAATAAGACACTACGAAAGAAGTGCGGAATCCAAGACAGTTTTACTGCTCCGTACATGCAAGATGAAATTTCTTGCCCGCTTAAAACGACAACAACGGTCAGACATAATAAACTGCCGGATCACTCCATGGAAGCGGTTACACCAAACGGCAGACACAACCCAAGAGATGCAGGCGCAGGCATTGAGGGTGGGCAAACTCTCCTATTAATTTAGGGGAGTTTTGTTTTAATGGAGGGGGAGTGGAGATAATTAATGATTTTCAAAAGATGAAACTTTATAAACTGAAAATACATGGAGAAAATATCAAGGAAGCGAGAGAGTCGAGAGGGTTTTATAAAAGGGAGTTGGCTGAAAAGTTAAATATATCTACTTTTCAACTGAACGAATATGAGATTGATAAAAAACCTATACCTGAGTCGCTACTTCACTACCGCACATAAATACTTGACTTTCCAATTAGATTTTTCTACAAGAAACCAACTTATACTGAATTTTTAAAAGGTCCAATATTTATGTGCGGTAGTGATGGCTGTTCTGTTATGATTAACGGGAAGTGGTATGATGGTGAATGATTATACCAAAAAAAAAGAGGTCAGACCGTGGAAGGTTGACCTTTGTTTGTAGATATACTTCGGATTATTTTATGCTAGTAAGACAATCAGAAGATGTATTATAGTTATTCTACATCAAACATTATTTATCCTGCATACGGTATGAGTTTGCTGTAAACGGTTGAATTTTTATTTGCTTGGTAGTATAATTGAATGACTAATAGAGAACTATGGAGGGATAAGATAATGGATAAATATATCGGAGTTAAAATTATTGAAGCAGGACCAATGACAGCGGAAGTAGCAGGAGTAACTCTACAAAGACCTATTGACACTTCCAATGCAGACAGCGAGGGTAATGGGTATTTAGTAAAGTATCCCGATGGATATGTAAGTTGGTCGCCTAAAAAACAATTCGACGAAGCGTATCGCAAAACTAACGGCATGACATTTGGATTGGCAATAGAAGCCATGAAGCAAGGATTTAAGGTTGCTCGTTCTGGTTGGAATGGTAAAGGTATGTTTATCGTCTATCAGAAAGGTTATCCGCAGGGCATACCGTGTAACGCTCAAACTGCAAAAGCATGGGGCATGACTGAAGGTGACTTGTTTAAATGTGAACCGTACCTTCAAATGAAAATGGCAACAGGATCGCATTTCATGTATACACCCAACACCCTTGATGTGCTTGCCGATGATTGGGAAATAGTCAACTAACAACACACAAACTCTCTCTAACTGAGGGAGTTTTTTATTTCCCCATAAACTGTATACAGTATACCTATACCTAAAACGGTTGCAATATAATTAACTGAGTGGTATAATATCTACATCAACCGCTACGCCTCTGTCATCTCGTGACAAGCGCACACGGCGGTTACTCCGACAATCTGATACGAAAGGAAGTGACTTCCTCCGTGGACAAATAGTTTTTGTTGAATCTAATAGTGCCATCACGTTGAAAAATTTTAGCCTTTTAGACGGACGCCAAAAGCGTTCTTTTTTTTGCGCAAAAATAAAAACCCGGCAACCATAAAGGTCACCGGGGTATAAAAAGTTAATTCGCGTTATTGTAGTTTAACCGTTTTCTCGGTATCCTTATTCGTTTCCGCACCTAGATTATTGTAGATCATCCTGCCACCAGTCGCCAAACCTATACTTGTGCCGAAAATAAATATCAGTTCCTTTATGTTGTCTAGCGGTTTACCGATTAGACAGGTATATAGATATGTAGTCAGACATACTGCCATACACCCAGCAAAAAACCAATCCATCTTAGTGAATTCTTTCATGCTATCACCTCACCTTTAAGTCAAAAACAATATAAGTTATCTGTACATCGTGATTTTTCCACATTTCCCTTGCCCAAATTTCCAGGCTATACTTATATTCACCAAAAATCCACATAGCTTTTTCTATCTCTGTATTAAATGTCATATAAGTATATCCTTCATGGGGGTTTTGTTGGTTATCGTTACTACTGGTATAATATTCGCTATTTTCATCTATCTTGTAGATACTATTAGCACATGCCCATGCCAAAATTGAAACTTCGGAACATATTTTAGGTTCTGCGTGACCAATTATTTCGTAACCGTTATTATAAAGTTTAATCTGGATAATTCAAATCACCTACCTAACGAATCTTCAAATCAAACGCTAACACAATACCATAAGCAATCTCGTTAGCCAACTTATTAAGGAATACCGAATCCTTTAAAAACTCCGCATCCTTCTTATTGTCGATAAACCCGTTTTCAATCAACATGGCGGGTATCCCTGCCTCCTGCATCTTCCGCAACACATAGAAATTGGCACGTTTCTTACCTCTGTCCGGCATATTGTTTTTAGTAAATACCGGGGCCGTATTATCGTGAATAATGTTACGTATTAAATCAGTTATCCTGCTGGCCTTATTGTGTACGAAACTTTCAAAACCAGTTCCCTTGCCGGCATTTGTGTGGATACTAAGGAAGAAGTCTGCTTTCAGTTTAATTGCTTCTCTGACAGGTATGGTTAATTCGTCCGATGCCGTTGACCTTGGATTAGTACAGGACGGTTGCAGCACCATGACTTGAACGCTATACTTAGCCAACTTCTCTTTGATTTTATTGGCAACTACCCAGTTTAGATTTTTTTCTAATAGACCATTTCCTACTGCTCCGGGATCTGAACCGCCATGACCAGGATCTAAAACAATTAATTCGTTATTAGAAATCAGCACTCCAACCACCTCCTACTCCTTAAAATTCTTTTTAATCAAAGCTAACCTCTTATCTCCGATGCCTCTAATTAAATCCAACTCTTTCAATATAATAGGTTTATGTTTCTGCCGATACTCAACTATTCTCTCGGTCAACACCGGACCTATACCCTTAATACTGACCAGTTCTGACCGGAGTTGATTGTCGGTTAACTGGTTAATATCTTTTTTCTCATTAACGGCATAACATATTGACGATATTGCGACTATCCCAATAATTAAAAACAGCGCAAGTAGTTTTAGATGTTTCATGCTCTCATGTCCTCATGAAATTAATCAGGACAACCACAAGAGTTAACAAACTACTGCCCAATGCACCAACCATCCATTTAAGAACCTGCTGCTGCATTTGCTTAATTTCTTTTATATCATCCATGTGTGAGTCCACCTTTGCTTCAACTTTAGTGACTCGATTCTCTAATTCCCTAAACCTTTCACCTGTCTCCATCGGTATCCACCCCTATCTATGGGATTTACTTACTTGCGTATACCGCAAAAGTAATGTTATTCTGGCAGAGCAGGCACAGGGGCGCAATCCCTGTGAGACCGTCTATCTATGGGTGACGGTCTGCCTGCTAGTTTTTACGACGATATTTAATTAATTATAACATATTTGTAGTAATTTTTCTGTAATGGGTAAAATAAAACACCCCGGAGGGGTGCTATGAAATCTCGTATGAGACAAAGGTTATATTGCTCGGCAAACTACATTTCAAGTTTTTAGCAACCGCTACGCCCTCAGAGCAATCATAGAAATCCATGTACCTTAGTAGTTGCTTTAAATCAGTATCTTTAAAAGAGTGAAGTTTTACCTCTACAGGCGTATAATAACCATTCTTTAGTAGCCAAAAATCAGGAATGTGTTTTTTGTCGTTCTTACGTTTAACTATCTCGAAATCAGTACCCAATACATTCCTAAAGTTTTCTTTAAACCATCCACAAACATCAACTTCCTTTATCCTACTATTCAAGAAATTTCTCATTACCGTTTCTCTAATAGAATAAAGCAAGAAAGGCGTTTCATGTTTTTTATCAAAAATTTCTGTAGCCAAATCAATTATTTTTAGGTTGCGATCCAATAAATCAGGATCCCTAAGAGAAAGTAGCATAGCGGTTTCTAATAGTCCAATGGCATCAACGTGTGTATTTTTATACAACAACATATCGTTACTCAGTTCAATATCTAATATCTCCGCTACACTACGACTACTTACAACCGGCACACCCTTTAAACAAGTAACACCAAAATCACTCATAATAACCAAATCGTTCATGCTACCCCTCCCACTATCTTATTCAACCGCAATCCATCACGCATACCCTGTTCATAGGCTAAACGAGTTTCGCAAACCTGCCTACGAGTATAAGCATCAAGTAACTGATTAAGTAGGAATTCGTTACCATCGCTCAATAGTGGGATTAATTTATTGCGAATATCGTTTAACCTGTCCATCGCCTCGACATACTCAGCATCCTTCTGTCGTGCCGATACGATTGCATCACTCGCCCGGTCAGAGCATAACTCCGCAAAACATTCTTTGAAACTTTTTTCCATATCTCTGCCTCCCTGTATTTATGTTAATTCTATTGACTTTATTGTATAATATACGACCTTTAATGTCAATACTTATGTGTATAAAATATCAAATTCAGTTGCTTTTATTTGTGCATCGTTGTATAATATACTTCATGGAGGTGTATCGAAGTTGATAAAATTTAATTTAGACAAAATTATGTTCGACAGAGATAGAATGAAAGTTCCTAAACTACACGAGTTAAGCGGAGTTAATAAGAATACTCTGTATGCAATGTATAACGGAAACATCACCAGAATTGACGTGTCGGTAATAGATAGAATTTGTACTGCCCTTAAATGTCACCCAGGCGACTTACTAGAATACGTGTCGGACGAAAAATAACCACATCGATTAAGATGTGGTTATTTTTTATTACCCTCGCCTAGACATACCCCGCCTCACCATACCTATCCCCGCCGGGACACTCCATTCCGGACCCGACCCCTCCACTCCAAAACTCGTATTATTTAACTTATCTCATCAGCGCAGGACAGTCACCTCCTGCGAACAGGGTTTTACCCCTGTTTCAATAATATCGTCCTATCTTACCTCGCCCTACCTAACCGCACCACGCCGGTCCCCAACTCACCACACCTAAACATATCTCTCCACTCCAAATCAGTCCCCGCCGCATATATATTAATCACCCCAAACTAACTCCCGCCAATTCGGAGGAATAATACCATCCTTAAGTGCTTTACTAATCATCCCCCTATGCCGCCCATCATCACGCAAAACATGACAGCAACGACATAGAGTTCTAAGATTGTTTAGTTTATTGGTTCCTAGTTTACCAGAACGAATATGATCTATGTGACATTTATTTAAGTCAACTGGTTCGTGACAGTGTTTACATTTACCTCCGTCACGATTCCAGACTATTATCCTTAACTTTTGCCATATTTCTTTAGGAGGTCTTTTCCTTGGCATTATCTTCCTCCTGTATTTCAAAAGATAACACTTCAAACCTTCCGTATCCCACAGAGCGACCATCACCAATGCCGGATAACTTACCTGCATCAATAATGGCTGCGTGCATTTCCTGGCGACTAACAACCGTCTTGTCAAACATTATCGAAAATTTACATTCCCATCCATGACAAGTTGCAACGCGATAACGAATGTTTCTTGCCTTGGTTGACGGATTACGTACTGAGCGAACGTCAATATAAACCAATTCTTCGTCAGCATTGTAATACTTATGCGGTTTTTCGTGAATATCTTCCGGTAGGTGTCTGTTAATCAAAACCTTATCATCGAGTACCTGCAATGTTGCTGATACCATGCTTTGAATTGAACCCTTACCCTTCTTAATAAACTTAGCACCTGCAATATAGGTTCCGAAAAAATAAGAACCAGGCAAATATAGTTGTCCACTCTTGGTTGCTACATAAGTTTTGCGCCATTCCTCCGGATCGTGTCCGGCAACTCCTGTCCTCTCCTGTTTTTCAAGCGGCAGAGAATCAGGACCAAATACATGCCATAACAGAGGTCTAATTCCTTTTATTTCGATTGTTGCCGTTAAAATGTTTTTGCCCATGCCCAACCTCCTATATACAATCTATAACATCTTATATATTATTATAACATATTGAATTTACAAGTCAATGAAATTATATTTGTTTTGTCAAATATTTTTTGATATACTAATATAAATATATAAGATAGAATAATATGTTTTAGGAGGTACATTCACAATGGTTAGTTATAAACTATTTCAAAAAATACTGATTGATAGAAATATAAAGAAACAAGATATAATGAAACAAGCTAAAATATCTGGCGGTACTATGGCCAAATTAAACACAAATCAATATGTTTCCCTGGAAGTTATAGAGCGTCTATGCTTTGCATTAGAATGTAACCCAGGAGAAATATTGGAGTTTGTTGATAAAAATTAAGGGAGGTTGAATGTTATTGATGATTAAAATTCTACGTTGGGCATTTATCTACACAATTTTTACAATGTGCTTTGGTAGTATGGTGGCTTTTATCGTAATCCCCGACAAACCGCTATGGTTATTATTTGTCCTTGGTTCGGTTGGTTATGGCGGTTATTGGTGGGCAAACCATCCACCTAAATGTATACTTTTAAAAGAGGATGAGGAACCACCCTACTAAGTGGTTCCCTTTATTTTTTAGCCGAATTAATGCGTTCCATTACACTTGATGCTATAGTATTTCTCCGCTTATTCAATTCGTCCAACCTCTTTCGCTTAATGTCACTATTGATTTTGGGGTTGTTTTCAACTTGTCGCATAATCTTAGTAATTTTTCCTATATCGTCCGTTGCCTTCGTTACAAACCTTAATTCTGCCTTGCCTTTAAAAGAGTTTTTCCCTATTTCAGCAGAACCTTTTTCTCGCATAAGTTTATCTCTTAACTTATATAAGTCTGTCATTGACTGACCACTTCCTGTATCGCTAACCAATAATGCTTTAACTATCGGCAACTCGCTCGGTTTTCTGGTTGGTTTGTTTTTTTCGTCAACCATTCCTGTACTTTCTAGTATCTGATCCATTGCGCCGGTAGCAAGCGAACCAAGTCCAGCAGTAAGTCCGCGAATAGTGTTATCAATAATACGTGGGGAACCGAAGTTTTTAAACGTACCTTCGCCACCCGTCACACTGTCTATTTCTTTTCCTATTTTTTTTGCTACCTCGGAGGTGTTAGTATCGTACTGGTCTGAGAAATTAATAAACTGTTCTCGTTGCGGTATAATTGGTCCTTGACGGAAGAATGAATAGTTTGCCATACCCTCAATTAACGGTATTATGCCGGTAATCATGGTTGGTATAGACATTGTTCCGAATGTTTCCCTGATATATCCATCAAAAGCATCCGGATCGTTATCCTCAACATATTTCATCATCCGTTCAACTGAGTTAGCAAAAACAGGTGCTAGGTCAAACGGTTTAGGTATCCTTGCTACCTGATCGGTTCCAGGTATAGGCATTAGCCAAAAACTACTTTTAAGCCAGTTGGGGGCATCTGCGATTAATTCCTTCTGCTTATCGTTAGCCATATTTTTCTGCATCAAATAGACTCCGACAGTTGGCAATGAGATAGAAGTTATCGCTTTAGCAGTAAAACCAGTTGGATTTTCCTTGAACGCTCTAATAAGTTTCGACTTACCTTGAATGTTTGCATTTAGAAAAGCAACAATTTTATTAGCCTCACGAACAGAACTTCCGGCACGAGAGAAGTCCATAACGTCTCTCGCTCTATACGCCGCCTCAGGTCTACTTACCACACTTCTGAGTGCCGCCCTATACTCGCCTAATTTAGTTGCTGTTTCTGTGGTATCGGCAATTCCCCTAAGCACTTTTATTAGAGACTTTCCACTTGCAATATCGACGAATTTGTCCTTAATCGTCCCTTTACTAATTTCCTTTAGTGCCTGTTGTTGCAGTTTTCTATCCATAGAAAGTATGTTGCCATAACCGCCATTATCGGCTAAAAAATTATCATATAGTCCTTTTGGCTTAACAATTCCAACTCCTTTAACATTAATACCCTTACCCTTGGTTAGTGCCTCAAAAAAAGCAACCGGAAAATCAGTTATAGGGTTAAATCCTGATTTAGAAGTAACGAACGCTGAAACAACATCACGCACAGGGTTTCTAAAACTAAACTCAGGTGTCAGAGTAGCACCTGCCCTTAATAATGATGCAGGTTTCTGTAATAGTCGAACTAAAAAGTTACTACTCTCTTTATCAAGAGACTTCAGTGCTTTATAAACGTCAGGTTGTACCTCGAAAAAAATCTTTTTACCGTTTTCTAAAAGATAGACAGTATTAAGTCTATCTTTATTTGCCCCAGGTGCTAATCTTTTAACGAATGTTCCGGTAGTATCATCAAGTGCCAGTTTTGCTACTTGTAGGGATACCTTATTTCTCTCTGCGGCATTGATACTTTGGTATGTGTTTTTAATTAATGATTCTAATGGGTCGATAACTTTTCTACTGGAACCCTTTAAACTTTTAATTGGCGAAGTAGCATTTACAAGTGAACTTCCTAGACCATTAGTAAAGTCAACTTTATTATCGTCAAAACTTCTAAAAAGGGGCATATAGTTTGACCATTTAGCCTTTAGTGTTGCTGGCAATGTTGCATCAATAACACCTGTTGTAGCTAGTTCGTCTAACAGTATGTCGTTATATTTAAGTAACTCCTGTCTCGCCGCCTCCATTTCTGGAGTTCCGTATTTGGTTATAACTGCATTAATTTCATCATCCGTAAATCCAGACTTAATTCCTGCGGCATTAACGTCTTTTGCGTGATGTGCCAAAGCGTAGTCGCCCAAGTCAGAAGTAGTAAATCCTTGGCTTTCAATACTCTCAATTGTAGGTTTCAGTTGCTTCTGTATAATATTATTTGCTCTGGTAGGTGATCCTCTAAATAGTCTTGCTGTTTTATAAAGGCTATTTTCTGCACTAGACAACTTGCCCCTAACATTCTTCTCAACCTTTTCGGCGGGTGCTAAATCGTCTATAAACTGAGTATTAAACTTATCTACCTTTTCAGAGAAGGTACCTTTTTTTTCAGTATCACGACTAACTTTTTCTCTAAATGATTCTGCCGTGTTGGGAGCAGCAACAGGTGGCGGCGTTTTTCTTAGCTTGCTTATTAGTTGTCCTGCACCTCTTAGAGCAACGTCACCACCTGCAAATATAGCGGCATCTGTCGCCGCTAACTTGGCTATGTCAGGCAAAGATTCGCCATTTAGCGTTGCTTCTGTACCACCATAAATGCCTCCTGCCGTTCCGCTTTTTAATGCCGCTTGGCCCAATTTTCCCAATGTTGATGTAGCAGGAGCAAGTCTTAATCCCCTATCAACCAATTTTCCAATGCCACCAATGGGAATTGTTGAACCGGAAACAAAACCGACTAAATTCCCTAAGTCACCAACTAAAGACTTAGGTTCTTGTTTTTCTCTCATTTCTTTCGTTGCGCCTGTGTTACCTAGTTTTTCGTCAAGCCAATCCTCGAATTTATTATATTGGCCAAATGTCATTGCTTGTCTACCTGCATTATTTATTATACTAGGAAGATTTATAATATCTTTACCAACATCCGATAAAGAGGGTCCTTCCGAACCAAAAGGTAAGCGTCCACCTAATTTTTCATCTAGTCTAAAATATGCACTTTTTCCCATATCATTATTAACTGCAGGAGATTTTGGGGCGACTGGCATTGCTGCCAGCCCCTGTCCTGCAATGTTTCCGTTCTCGTCAAAATCAAAAAATCCTCTACTTGACCTTGTTGCGGAAGGTGAATTGCTGGCTTTTTTACTACCGCCTAAATCTCCAAAAAAACCCATCTAATCACCCCACCTAGTAATTATAATTATCAACGTAATCCAAAACATCTTGAACCTTAATTCCATATTGAGCCAAACTTGCAGCATCGGAACGAACCATTTGCTTGATTTCTGCTGGTGACATTCCTTGTTGGTATGCGTTATCTATTGTTTGATATGCACTTCCTAAAGCATTATTTCTTACCTGTTCCTTATCTTCCTTGATTGATGCACCGCCGCCCAATTGATTATATAGCGGCAATAACTTAGCAGTTTCCCCAGTGAAGAATTCAGCAGGAGTTGTCCCAATAGATGTCAGTAACATATCAATAGCATCCTTACTATTTGCGCCTGACTTCTTCGCCGCAACCATCCACTCAGGATCGCTCAACAAAGAACTAACTGTATAATAACCGGGATACTTCAAGCTTTTTTGCATATTCTCTTTGTATCGACCAACCGCCTTATTAAGTAGGTCAGCAGTAGCGGCGTTTTGTCTCTCTCCTGCGGTACTACCTCTTACTTGTGCATTATTCAAGTCTCTCCGTAACGCATACTCCCTGTCGGCATTTCTAGCATCATATGTCGCCTGTCCTGTCGCCGGGTCTACTCCGGTTATGCCGGACAAGGTACTTCTACCTGTTAAAGTGTATTGCTTTGTCGTCGGGTCAATGCCGCTTAATCCTGCAAGTACGCTACGTGCCGATATTGTATTTTGTCCGTTGTAATTACCCGTCAATCCGGCCTCAGTAACGCCCCTCTGCCATTGTTGTTGATCTAAACTATCCCCACGTTCAGCTAATCCCTGTAGATAATTAACCATATTATTCCGTGTCTGTTGCTCAGAATTTAAGTCCCTGTCCATTAGTCCCTGAGCATACAGAAACGACTGATTCTGTAACTGTGCATCGAGTTCCTTCTGTGCTGCAAGTTCTGAGCTGGCTAAACCGGCCATTTGTTCGTCCCTGTTTTTGCCGATAAAGTCATACTTCTTATCGTACTCGCCTTGCATCTGTTTTCTTTGATAATTTGCTACACCACTACTACCCATGCCTCGATTTGCGATACTTGCAGAAAGACCCATGAGGGACTTACCTTCATTCTCCCTGGTTGTATCCATCGAATCTTTATAATTTAATCCCAACTGAGTGCGCTTATTACCAGTTTCAGTTTGTAGGGAATTTAGCCTTGCATCACGCAAACCACCATATAACTGCTCTCCCATGCCATAGTATTGACCAAACTTTGTAGGGTCTACTTGTGCTTTAGGTGCGCTTAGATAGGGACTGACAAGCGAATTAGGACCGTCTACCATAGCTTTGTTGTCTGCTCCGATAGTAAACCCTTGTCCCTCTCGGAGAGTTACGCCTCCCGGCAAACCGATTGTTCTGTCCTGTGCGTTCCACTGTGCGTTAGGGAATAAATTGCGAATCCATTGTTGAGCCATACCATCACCTCTTTAAGATAGTTTAAAAATTAAATTAGCCTGCAAAACGAGATATTGATTAGTGCCATCCGTTATTACGTTAGGATACACAAACCCGTCTATGGTCGTGGGTACGGCATATAACTCCTGACACGCCCCGACTACATAAGTGCCTGCCATATGAAGTCTCGGTTGTATCGTAAGTAATGCACCGTCAACTACTTTCTTAGTGAAGTAAGGCATTTCAAGTGTAGCGGTAGTGTCAGATGTAGGCTCATAAGTGTTATCTAGCCAATACCTACTATCATCCGTAATCGTATAACTAGCGAATGTGCCAGCATATCCAGTCGATCTACATAGGAAATTATACGTACCCTCGTAAGCGTAAAACCATGTGGCGTTAATTAGTGCTACCGTTGACTCTTTTGTACCTAGTGCTGATGAATTTGCTATATCCATAGTAGCGATAAATATAGAAGTTTCCGAAGTATAAAACTTTAGATAATGCTGACTTGTACCGCACTGTATAATTATTGCCCTTGTTGCTGTGGTACTCATTCCCGTATCACTTATAAGAGAAAACTCAGGGTTAACTAAGATAAAGTCTATCATTACTGCGAGAAGGGAATTTGCCAGTGTCCAACCCGTACCCGTTCCCGCCAAAAGAGCCGACCTTGCAGCCATTAAACCACCCCTAACTTACTAATGTAAATGTACTTTTACCTACAGGTACATCATAAGCGTTATTAAAAATTACTACAGGTATTACACCTACCGGATGAATTAACACCACCCCTCCCGTCACCGGATTAAAAGACACCGCACCCACACCTAAAGACTTAGGCCCATCTTGATAAAGCATAGGCCACTTACCCGTAAAGTCAGGGGTTATGTCCACATCATCAATGTAAACCGTACCGCCTGCTGTAAATTTAACATATATCTTACCGGGAGTTACGGATGTATCCACCCTAAATGTCCTATGACCTACAGACCAATCAGATGCAGAGGCATAGGTTATAGATGTTCCTATAGTCCCATTCTCGTCAGTTAGGGTTAATGTTGAGTTGTCAGATAGTTTATGTACACTTACCGTTACGGGACCACCCTTAGCCTTAAATGCTACCCTCGTATAAGGTGAGAACTCAGACCACCACGCAGGGTCAGCCATTCCCACACCTGCAACCTGTTCTTGCTGACACGCCTGACCATTAGTAAGTTTAAGGCTAAAATTACCGTTAAAAGTAGCAACTGGACTTACCACACCTGCTGACCAGTAGTGAGGTTTAAGATTTACCGGATTAAAACCCTCAAAACCACTATTCCAGCACTTATTAGGGTACATGCGAACAAACGCTGGATTTATTCCATACTTGTCTACAATAGTATCCATATTATTAGCTAAGAATAATTCCAGTATAGTTGCAGGTATTTCCAGTTTTACTTGTGTACTTGGGATAATAACAAAATCAATATCAACGGTTCCATCAACCGAACCTGACTTTGCCCCGGTTATGGTAATTGTTACTTCCCCTGCCGCTACTGCTGTTACTAAACCACCAGAATTTACCGTTGCAATTGCGGTATCACTAGAAGTATATGTTATCGTTGCATCGGACGGAGTTGCTGATATTGGCGTTAACTGCTTAGTATCGCCTACTTGCAATGTCTCATAAACTCCAGCACTATCAGGTACGGGAATATTCAAGTGGCGCAAATAACTAACAATAGCACGCATATTACCGTTTATTGCATCAATCAAATTCCTATTCCCCGGAGAATCACCATAATTTAATTGTACCGTCTTAGGTATTTTCATTACTTTAACGCCCCCACTACCGCAGTTATAGAACCACTTTTAAGACCGCTTATCCTGTCTGTAGTAGATAATCTCAGTGAATTGTTTCTACCCTTAGTGCCTGCTATTTTTACCTCAACCGTTTCCTGTACTCCAGTAGTAAACTCAGCAGTTATAGCAGATCCTTCTGCTCCCCGGTCACTTGTAGGGTAAACATCAATATCGAAATCATTAGTAGGTTCGGCAGTTAACCATAGTCGCTTAATTTTTGTTTTTCTGCCTAATGAACTTATTGAACCTATTACTAATTCAGAGGTAATACCCGTACCTAAATCAGTCAGACTGCCATCCAACTTAACTATCCGGTTATCGTTTAGGCCAAGGTGAACATACTCCCTGCCCGTCACCGCACCGAAAGCACCGGCGCAGTTAATCACAAACGGGTACTCATAGATAAACCAATCCTTTAGATCATAGACGAATACCGTTGTTTTGTTCGTAGGACTACCGGGCAGCACAAGCCAGAATTCGCCGCCATTTTCAAAAGCAAACGCATTTGTAAATGAATAATCGGAGAACAATTCCTCTACATTCTGACTAACGGGAACCGCTTCACTCCCGGAATAGGCGTATACTCTGAATTTGCCATCTTCCTGAGTTAACCATAGGCAGTAGTTACCAACCTTTGCCGCACACCTAACTTTATACATACCAATTTTCCCGACTTCGTCTATGCTGATATTGCTTTCGTCAGCAAAATAAACCCTGTAGTGTCTTCTCGGAGTTAAGACAAGCATATATCCATCTAATGAAATAGCATCCAAAACAGGTTCGGCAGCAGAACCGCTAACATCAAGCCAGAAATCCTCCGGCCAATATTCTGCACTAACATTTTTTGCATCGGTTTCGTCATATCCGCAAAAATATATTCTGTTTGGGTAAGCTGAGTTTAAACCCCAACCGAACATACGCCCTTCGTGTTTACAAAGGAATTCCATGGTCGGCATAACGCCACTCATAATGGGGTCCATATTACTCCAAACACCTATAGTACCTGTATCAATACTGTAGACATATAACTTATTAGTACCACCACCGGCCAGGTATAGATTACTTGAAACACTGCCGTTTTCATCAACGATAGCCCATAATACACTACTAAACCCATAACTCGTTGACGATGACTGTATTGCCTCCCATTCCCCTGCTTCCGTTGTCCTGCGATAGATAGTAGTACCGGCCTCAACCACAAGTTTAGTTTCCATCCCAACTTTTGGTGCTTGATGTATGCTTTTGATAGCGGCAGGAAAATCGGAAGTAACTAAACTACACCCATCCCTGGTTCTTAATATACTGTTTTGCACAACGAAGTTTTTACCGGCAGAAGGTTCGCCTATCTGCCTGGTATGTTGGGCGTTGATGCCTCGAAAACCCTTTATACTAAGTGACTGCTTGTTTGCTGATCCGGTACGCTTCGGAATGACAGGAGGCATCACCACACCGCCTTTATCTGGAATGAATCTTTGCTATCGAGTTCATTTTCATTAATCAGGTCAGCAATGGAACCATAGAATTCTTGTAACCAACGACTTGCATCTGCATCGTCCGAATCCTCTGCGCTGCGGTAACGTGAAGTAATATATTTAGCAATTGCATACTCGCAGGCATCAATAAGAGGTACATTATCGGTTATGGCGGCAACGTCAGGACGGGCAATGTAGGACATGGCATATGTGTCGGCATCATAGAACGATATTTTGCGGTTGCGAATGGTGAAATTGGTGTATTTAATGCCTGTTGTATCCTCAATAGGTACGCTCTCACCGTCGCCTACAAGTCCTGTATCATTGAAGGTAGTTTCGGTTGCAGTACCGATTAACCCTTGCGTAGTGCCTCCTGTGGTGCGATATATGGCATAGGATAATGCACCTGTTACCGCTGTCCACGAAAGGGCATTGTAGTCTGTTTCTGATAGCGTAGCGTTACCGGAGGTAGTTTTAATCTCAGGGCAGGCAATTGTTTCGTTATCATCATTTATGGCAGTTATTCGGTATCCGTATACCGTTGAACCTGTCGTTCCTTCGGAGATTACAGCAAGTCCAGCAGGATAACCTATACTCGTAAATAGACTGACCAAACTCACAAAGTCGCTCGGCAGACTGTAGAATTTCTTTGCCGATGCCATGAATAGTTTTGTGTTCTCTAGCCACAGCCTTGACGGGATATTATTTCTTAGACACTCTCTGCCCCATAAAAGAAGATCTGCATTATCGACGCTCTCCTGTGTCCATGAGTCAACGAGTGCCTTGCAATTTGTTAGGGTAAATGACATTAGATCACCTGCTTTATGTAAAATGGGACCTACCTAAAATAAAATAACCACTAAATTAGTGGTTATTAAAGCATTTATTGTAAATATTCTTCTTGCCCTGCTCCGTTAGTCTAGCATAAATTAATGTGCTATCAATATTGCAATGACCTAGCAACTCTCTAATTGCTTCTATCGGAGCACCGTTATTAAGTAAATGTGTTGCGTATGAGTGTCTTAGTTTGTGGGGATATATATTATTAGTTATGCCTGACCGTAAAGATATTCTTTTTAATATACACCTTATTTGAGCAACACTCATTCTATGCGGCACTCTTTCTGTTGATATTAATGCTCGTTCTGTGTCATTTCTGGAATTAAGATATTTACTTAATATGTCTTTGCATTTATCATCAAAATAAACAGTCCTCGACTTACCTCCCTTTCCTGCAACTATTATAGAGTTATTATCCCAATTTATATCGCATTTATCTATTTTTGATATTTCGCCGATTCTACAACCGGTAGAGTATAGAAACCATAATATTGTCTCTTCTAATGGAGTTTCGCATGAATTAATAAGTTTAGATACTTCTTCATCCGATAAATATTTAGGAGTTTTATCCTTAACCTTTGGTTCTTTTATTTTTTCCGCCGGATTATTAGTAGAATAACCCTCGCTATTTGCCCATTTAAAAAATGACCTCATAAATCTTACCCTATGCCCCAAACTAGCAGGCTTAAGGTGGATATTTGCATATAAATAGTCTTTTAATTGAGCACAAGCAATGCTATCAATATCGACTTCTCCAATATGATTTATGAGCAACTTGAATTGTAGTTCATATGCTTTTAGTGTATGAGTTGAGTATCCAGCAATTGCCTTATCTTTTTTATACATAGACCATAATGAAGATAATTTCATAGTATAACGCCCCCTAACCTTTATTTACAAGAACATTATACCATGAATAAGTTATTTAATCAACTAACTATTTAACTAACTGCACGAATATTAACTCAAACTCAATATCTATCCAGTATTGCAGTTATGTCATAAACGCATTTTCGTTAGTTTAATAACCTTACCATTCATCCTCCGGTGGGTATTGCCAATCGGCAGGGATACTCCCCACCTCATAACCACCCGCCGCGAACAAAACTTGAGCGTCCTCGGTAGTAAAACTATGTGATATTGCAACTCTCCCATCTAAAGAGACAAGCGGTATTCCTATATATACCCCTGAGGGCAAAGGAGAAGTGACCGCATTTAACTCCTCTATTGAGTTAAAAATTATTATCATGGTAAGAATATCCCCCTTTCGCTCAATTTTTTTTGTAGTATTGCATAATTTAATAGATACTCATACTCTGTTAAAACACGATTGTAAATGGCCAAATATGCTATAGCTAATTTACTTACTATAGAATTATTTCTAGGATAAAAGTAACCTATACCAAAACCGCCGGCTTCATAGGGTTGAGATGAACCACTAGAGGTTAAACCTGTCAAGTATTTACGTTCATCGTTTGTATACAAAGATATTCCTGATATATCACCAGTAATTGCAGGTCTACCTGTTAAAGTTATTCCTAGACAAACCCAATTATTAAAATCTAGCCTAACCCCTGCCCCGGTGTTTATACTCCCAACAGATGTTGGGTATACAACATTAAATCCACCTATACTAAGGTTCCTAATGTTAAGCCAGGTTAACCCATTACTAAAAGTCGGGTAGGTTGAATTCCCGAATGAAAGTAAAAAACCGGCAGAAACATAATCCTTGATTACCATGATTATGGTCTTTACAGTATTCGAGGTAAAAACACCATCACTATCATGTTTAACAACATCATCTGTAGTTAAAACAAGCCCCTCTCTTGTCCATTCTGGGTCGCCTGTATCAATACCGGGAGTGGGACCGAGTTGCCCCTGATACCCGTTACCAGAATAATCATTGACCACCTGACCAATACCTTCATTAAACCTCCACTCTAGCAGTAGTCCATTGGATAATAAATTGTTAGGTAATTGAGGCAACAAAATAGGTTTTAATAAACTAGGCTTTTTTAGTATAGGTGTTCTCATAACAAATCAACCCATATACTCACTGAGGCATTTTGACCACTAATTAGACTAATAAGCAGTACCAATCCTTCCACAGCACTAACATCGAGTTCAAATGTTTGGTATAAACTTTGCCCAAGCCCGGCCAAAGGGGATAAAGATAGTAATTGCCCTTGATGCCAATCACCGGATACCTGATTTTTATAAAAAGGAATGATATTTACAGCAGGAGCAGAGCGTAAATCAGCAACAACTAATTTTAAGTTTATAATAGCTTTAAGTTTGCCAGTACAGTCAATTTCAGTTATACTACTAGGAGTATAAGCGTTGTTTTGAGAAAATACGGCACTTACTGAGGATATTCCTGTCCCAACAACCTGCACATTTACAACGCCTGCACTACCTCCTAAACCGACAGTCCCCACCGCAGTAATAGCACAACCTGCTGCCCTCTGTGATTCAGTGACTCTTGCAACCCACAAGGGAGAGGTTGTTGAAGTTGAGAGGAAAATATCATAATACTCTGCTCCGGTTGCCTGTGGAATCGTTACGTCTATCGACTTATTTACGGTCGGGGTAACTGTTACCAATGCAGATACCCCTGCCGATCCGTATAAGTTACCGGGAGCGACACCAATACCGTGAGCAACGGCAGTAAGCGAACCATCTGTTGCTGAGTCGGCGGCGGTAATGGTTACGGTTGGCACTTTATCAACGGTAGCGATTGCCGACCGATGAAGTACCCCTGCGTCTCTACTACCAGTTAGTGTGGCAGTCACCTTCCCAGGATTAGCATCTGTAAACTTCTCGTCACCGTCAGCATCTACAGGAATAAACTTACCAATAATTGCCGTACCTGCCGCTAGTTTTGCGGTGATTGAACCGTCGGCATTTAGGACTAAACCTACTATATCATTGTCACCATTAACACCGCCGATAGTGACGGGGTTAGTATTTGCCGCCGTTACTCCGACAGGATTTTTTCCTTGAATATTAGTTGCTATCTTTAACACCACCCTTGCATTTCTTTTCGTGGTTAGTGCGGACACGAGAATTATCAAACTCCCTGCCGCACTTTTTACATGAATACTTCTTTATTGACTTAACTTTCTTCACCGATACAGTACGCACAACATCTTTCTTGGGCGCTTCAACTACTTTTGGTGTATGTAAAAGTGAGGATATTTTACGCAATTCCTCCAATATGCCTAAAAGCAACCTCTCTGTATCGGTGAAATTTTCCGGTTTTTTTGTGTATTGCATAAAGCACCTCAAAAATAAAGTAGGGGTAAATAACCCCTACTTTTAGTCGTTAACAGAAGCAGTACCAATCAGCGCACCAGTCTCAGGGGCAACCTCACTGTAGTAATTCTCGAATAACCAACAACCATCAGCAACAATAGAAGCGGCAATAGTCGCCAAGTTTGTTGCAATATAGTTATTCGCTATAATACCTGTAGTGCCGGTAAGTAACTCAATACCGGGTTCGGTTGCGCCTTGCTGCATGATATTGTCTTTTATGAGTAGATTAGTGCTTAGTGTAGTTATGCCGTTAATGCAAGCGGTAGAATGTGCGCCTGTAAAGCGGCAATTCTTAATAGTTACGTTGTCAGATGCACCAGTAATGCTTATTGCCGTTACCGCTGCCTGCGCCCCTGCGCCAAAGAAACAACCGTCAATTACTGTTCCATCACAACCTGCATTATTTCTTAGGGCAATTGCAAACTCGTCTGTTGCTGTTTCAGCGAATCCAAACTCACAGTTCAAAACTTTTGCATAGTCTTTTCCTGCTTCAATGTCAAGTCCGACCGTTACCGCATTAGCTGAAGTTCTGAACCTGATATTGCTGATAGTTACATCATTAGCACCTATCGCTACACTAGCGGCGGTATTATCAAAGTCTATTGTAGGTTTTAGAGAACCGCTACCTAAACCGATAATAGTTATTCCTGCTACGTCAAGGTCGATGTTGGCGGCAGTAGTTATGCCCTCGTTATGCCCTGGTGCAACCCAGATAATGTCACCCTTATTAGCAGTACATTTGCCTACAGCAGAGTCAATGCTTGCCAGTGCTGTTGCCCATGTTAGACCGTCGTTGGATGCGCTACCAGTGGCAGAGTCAACGAAGAATTGGCTGCCGGGTTCAAAATTAAGATACATTCTGCCGAGTGCGTCAACTACTGCTTTCTCAGAACCTACAGCACCTACGTATAAACCCTCGATGCCGCATACTTTTTTATTATGTGAATATGTTGCCATGATATACCTCCTTGTGGGTAAAATAAAAGACACCGTTAGGTGTCTAGTTTGTTGCTTGTTTATTTATTTTTCTACCCTTGCCCATATTTTCAGTATTACTTATTTTGTATTTACCTGCCCTTTTACTATTTTCAACTACAGTTCTACACGACCTACTACAGTAAAGTGCAGTACCTCTTTTAATCCTATTAGGAGGAACTGAAAACTTTGTTCCGCAATTACAGCAACTAACCATAAAATGATTGGGTTTGTCTGCTGGGTGTAAATCTTCTGTAACCTTCAGCGTAACCATGCCTGCATCCTTACATTCCTTAGAGCAGTATTTACCTGCACCTATTTTTATTTTATATGGGGTAGTTTTAAACTGATTACCGCAGTATTGGCATGTAGTCATAAAAGCGGTTCGCGGTAACTTCTTTTCCTCAACGTGTTCCTGCGAATGACAGTTATTACATAAAGTTATCAGGTTGTCTAGTGAATGATTAGGGTTATCTTTCTTGCCCGTCTTGTCGATATGATGAACCCCTATGTTTTCAGTAGAATCACACCTCATACATTTATGACCGTCTCTTTCCAAGACTATTTCCCTATTTCCGTTAAAATATTTTTTATCGTGATACTTCATTACTGCCTTATATGTTTTTGCCCTTATTTTATCCCTGTTCGCAATAGTCCAACACTCTTTAGAGCAGAATATCTGCCTGTTACTAGAAACGATAAATTCTTTTAGACAGTTAGGGCAAATATCAGTCTTGCGACGACCATCCCTGCTTATCTTAGCAATCATTCTGCAATCCTTGGAACAATATTTAGCTGCTCCAACTGCATTGAATTCTTTACCACATACGGGGCAATTAGATAACATGCAAATCCTCCTTTGTGTTAATTTTGCTTATTATATCACACATTAGAGGATTTAGCAAGTTATATGTTATTTAAAATTTAGCTCGGAATCGAAAATTGTACCGGTCTCCAGTCGTAAGCCCCCATAGACAGCCATTGCAGAGCGCCAACTTTCCAAATTTGCTGCTCTTGATCCCTCCATGAAACTAATTCGTAGTCGTCTCCGCTCTCAAGTCTATTCACAAGCTTGAGTGATTGTTGGAGCATTTCATGGTCTGCAACTGCCCAAGGCTGACCAGTCTTGCCGGTTTGACGACGGAATTGTTTATAGACGATTAACTTCATGCTCCCGTTGTAGATATTGGGGTTATTGTCGGAACTATCAACCTTTCCCTCGCCGCCAATTAGTTCAATGGCCTTCTTGCGAAGTGCGGTAGGTACGATTAACGTGTTGGGTTGTAGGTTTGCGTCTTTGCCTGAATCGTCTTTTAAGTCAAACATTGCCTGACAAACAGTTTCTAAACTGTCCTCATTGAGTTCGAGGGCGTGAAGGTTGCTCTGAGTTAAGGAAGAGTTTGCGCTTGTGTGCGCCGCGCTTGCAATGGGAAGTCCGTCAGCAACTTTATTCCATGCCAAAACCTCACCATTAACATTGTAGCCGGCTGTTTGGTCAGCATAAGTCAATATACCAGAGGCACATGCCTCGCGGAATCTTGCAGCAGCGATAGCAAACTTAAATTGATCATTCTTCAGGTCCATTAATTTAGCATTTGAAAGTAAAAATCTACTGTACGCCATACCTGCCTGCCAAATTATGGGAGTCCACACCTTCGCATAGCCTTCTTTCTGATTACCATAAGTGAACTCACCATTCCATTTGGTAAAATCAACAGCACCAACCATTTCAGTAATTGATTCGGTTGCATTACTGGACTTTTCCTTACTAAATAAAACATCAATCATGCTGTCCTTAATGGCATCAGCATATTTGTCTTGCCAATACTCCAAAATGGGATTTTCATAAAGCCCTACCAATTTATTGAATAAACCTGATTCTTGTATTTGTACACCCATTTAATATTCCTCCATTTCTAAAACAAAAACTAACTAATTAATTAGTCAGCCTGTGTAAAGTTTTTAGTTGTAATAAAATCTACGGTTGCATCAACGGTATCTTTCGCGAGTATAACAATGTGACCACCAGTAACGGTTGCAGCATCCACATTGTCGCCGTTAGCATCAAGGACACCTGCTTCTAACCCGGATACAAATGCGGCATCTGCTGTACCTGTGTAGGTAGACCTAATAATATCTCCGGCCTTAACAATTTCCATAACTCCCAATACATCAGTTCCGGCACTTGCCGCCTTAACACAAATTGCATAAATCCTGTCGGTTGTTGCCGCCTTAGTCCATCTCCTAGTAGATAACTTGTAAGCGCGACCTTCTACTGCCGCCTCAGAATCTGTCATATAAAGATGATCGATTATCCTGCACTTATAACCGATAGTGGACATATTACCTATTACTTTCATGCTCATTTACTATACCTCCAGTTCTTACTATTTGGACTTCTTAGAGTATTTTGCTGCACGTTTTTTAATCTGCGCTTCTGTTTCACCAGGGAAAGTATCCCTATATACCTGCATCTGTTCCGGTGTCAAACTAACCTGAGTACCCAAATCCGTATTATCATTCGACTTCTCAGTACCCAAGTGTGCCTTACTTCCCACCTGCTTAATAACCTTCTGCGCCGCCTTTTTCTGCAACGCTTCGGCAATAACATCTTCGTTAGCAGTTAACCATGCCGATTTAAGCGGCATACCGCCATACACCAAGTCAACGGTTGCTTGGTCAATACTATCTAATTCCGGCACAATGTCGCCGTATTTACCCTTCAGATAAGCGTGGTCCTTCCTGACCTGCTGTTCTGCCGCCTGACTGTTTCTCAGGTATCTCTCCTGTTCTAACTGCTGCTTATTGGCGTTTAACTCTGCCTGCATCTGCTGAAAAGCAGGGTCCATCATCAGATATTTGTTAATCTGACTAACAGGAAATCCCTGTTCCTCTAATTCAGCGGCAAGTTTTTCTCTCTGAGCGTCCATGTCTGCCTTCAACTGTTTCTGTTTTTGTTCGTTGTTTTTTTGCTCAAAGTCACGTTTCCACTGTTCAAGTTCATCTGCCTTGCGCTTGGCCTCTTGTGCTTCCCTACGCATCTGAGCAAATGCCCTGTTTTGTTCCTGTGTCTGCTTCTGTTTCTGCTGCTCAACGACTTCAGCATCACTCATTTGCTGAGTGCCGGATTCGTTTCCGGTATCGGTTTGTTCGTTAGTATCAATATCTGTTTGAGGTGAAACGACTTCCTCTGTTCCTGTTTCCAATACCTGATCTTCCATATTTACACCCCACGTTTACGCTCGCCAGCGATATATTCACCGTCTATCCGGCGTGTCCGTTGTCTATTTCCAACCGTCACCCTAAAGCGGAACGATGTTATGTAGAAAATAGAAAAGCAGGGTAAAACCTGCTTTAACTATTTAACAGCACCGTTGTTTTTGCCGGGACGTGAACGCAGATCGCCGCCTTTTATGACGCGAGTTACATCTGCCTGCCGACTTCCGGTATTACCATAGGTAAAAGTACCGCTGCACGGCATTGCTTTGTCGAGATTTTTAGCCACGCTTAACACCTCCTTTCATAAATTTAGGCAATAAAAATAGGGATAGTTTAAATGCCCAAAGCATCGTCACATACCCTATCCGTTACAAAAACATATAAAGTTTTCTTCCTTATTCATCCTGCCCACTTTCGGATTAATCCTAATCGTGTTTGATGTAGCAATCCAAAGGCTTAAAATCCCCACTAACTATGGGTACATATCGGCATAACCTTTAAAATTGGTTTTATGCTGATTCGTATTTAGATAGGTTTAAACTTGCCTGATAATCCCTATCTATCTTGTTACCACAAGCAGGACAGATATAAGTCCTATCAGATAATTTTAATTCCCTATGAATATATCCACACTCCGAACAAAGTTTTGATGATGGGAAAAACCTATCTGCTACAACAAACTCTATACCGTTCCACTCGCATTTGTACTGCATTTGCCTGTGAAATTCATATAGACTTTGTTCCTGAATAGCTTTTGATAGATACTTATTTTTCATCATTCCTGTAATATTCAAATCCTCCATAACTACCCTTGAAGGTTTGGTTTTCACTATCTCGGAAGTAGTTTTATGGATATAATCAGTTTTAATGTCTTTTAGTTTATGGTGAATTTTTAAGATTGATTTTTCAAGTTTTATAATGTTACTAGTCTTTTCGTAACTTACACCCTTTCCATTTTTATAATATTTTCGTGAGCATTTACGTTGCAACCTACGCAAACGCTTTTTGATTTTTTTTACCTTGCCTGACTTATTAATGTTTTTAAATATCATTCCGTTACTGACTACAGCAAGACTCTTAATTCCTACATCAATACCAATACTTTCATTGGTTAGTTCGGGATATACAGGAAATTCCTCTACGCCAACAGATATAAACCAATGTATTCCATCATGCGTAACCCTTGGATTAAAGTATCTTCCCTGCGGTATTCTATTGGTTTCGCTTAACCTTACCCATCCTATTTTTTCTAGTCTTGCATGAGTTTCATTAATTTTAATATTTGATGTATCTTGATAGAATGATGTCCTGCTTTTCTTTTTACTCTTAAATTTAGGAAATTTACTATTGCCATTAAAAAATGATTTATATGCTTTGCAAGCATCCTTAACTGCTTGTTTTGTAATATTATTAGAGTATTTTTTAAGCCAACAAAATTCTTCTGTTTTCTTTAACTTAGTTAAACTTTTACGCAACTCACCGTCTTGAATAAACTTACCGCCGTTTTGGCGATTCTCTTGTTGTACACCCAACGTCCAGTTATACGCCCATCTAGCGGTTCCGGCAGATTGCCACATCTTTTGTTCTTGCTCTTTATTCGGTTCAAGTCTAACTTTGTAAGTTTTTATCAAGCTATCACCTCCTTTACTATATTATATCACTATGTTATCACTATTGCAATAACTTACTGCATTGTGATATAATTAATTTAAAGGGAGTGATAATTAGATGACAGTTTCAAAAAATAACACTAGAACTCTTATAATGCTACCAAAAGATTTTAAGGCTAAATTGGAACAATTAGCAAAAAGCGAAAACAGAACACTAAGCAATTACATTTTAACCGTATTACAGAAACACTCCGAAAAAATTAATTCGGATCGCATCTAGTCTAACTTAATATCCCTAGTAGGACTAATCATAACCGCCCTGCCACCCTTAACTTTGACGGTAAGCGTTCCCCATCCTCCAAGTTTACGCAATTCTTCGATGATTCTTTTTTCTTGATCAGTTAATTGCATCATTTACCTCCGGTTATCCGTTATTAACTTATCATACTCATTACCGCCTGTACCTGCTGCTCTGCCGGTAGTTGCATAATTTTAACAAAGGTATCAGGATTGTTCTCTTTAATCTGATTCAACTTGTCCACAAAACTCATAACTGCGCCCTGCTGCAATTCGCCACTCATAACTTCTTTACTATTTTCGAGGTCGTGCGATTGCTGTTGACGGTTTAGTTCTCCCTGCTGTTTTATAACAGCAAGTTCTTTTTCGTGCTGCTGTTTAGCAAGCATCATATCTGTACTCTGTTGTAGTTGTTGTTCCTGTATGAGTTTAGCCTGTTCTTCCTGCTTTGCTTGGGCCTCCTGTGCTTGCTGTATATCCTGCTCCATCTGCCCGATAACTTCTTTAAGGTGCGGAACACCGATTTTATCAAGTATTTTCAGTATCAGCATATTACCAGGAGTAGGTTCAAAACGTCCTTGTCCTGCAAGTGAAACTATAGAATTCATCATTTCTGACTTATTCTTCATAAATCCAACTTCTGCGCTAATCTCAATATCAAAGTCAGGATAAATTAAGTCACCGTTAACATCACGAAGCATAGACAAGCGGTTAAACTGACCGTATTTATTCTCACCCTTTTCTCCGGTAATACGGAAAGGTCTGTCATCATCACAAAACGCCAACGCAAACTCCGCAATAGTACGGTAAAGTGTCTTATATGAGGTTGACTTATAGGCAGACTTAATTGCTAATTTGTTGCTTGACTGACTTATATATGCCTGCGCCTGATCGCCTGATGTTACGCCTGGTTGATGAACTCCTAATGAGGCATCGGTTACGCCGGTAATAAGTTGCATCCATTCTTTTAACTGATTAACCCATTGCACCCCGTCAATGTTTGTACTTAAATCAACTTCTTTTGTTGTGGCAGGGTCGTTTAAAACTATTATCTCGGATGTCGGATCTTGAAGTTTTCTTCCTGCCTCTTGTGAATCTGTTATTATTTTCTTCCTGCCCTTTAGGAAGTTTTCTTCATAGGAAAATACCGCTTTCTTGATACTCTCCTGTAAGTCCCAAACATCTTCCATAATAGATATACCCCAACAACACTTATCACGCATAATAAAGGGTTGATAGACTATATCCCAGCAGGTAGGTATATAATACTCTGCCTCAGTTTCGGCATCAATAACACGGTAGGCAATATTGCCGTATTCATCCAAGCCTTTGCGAATCTGCGTACCTGCTTCTATAGTTTCGGTCTTATAGGGATTACCGTCCTCATCCCTACGATAAAAGAACTTCGGCAGATGTTTAATCAGTAAGTCACCTGACCACCACAACTTACAAATATCTCCGTCGTCGTCACGGTAGGTAGTCTCAACAATAGTATACTTGCCAAGTCCCGTATCCTTAGAAACTCCGGTAGTATCGGTAACGGTAGTAACTTTCTGGTCGCCTAATATCTCATCATACTCGGCATATAAAATTGCCTTTTCTTCCAGCATATCCTTCGTTATATCTTTCCATTTGCGAAGAATATACTTCTGTGTGCGGTTAACCGGATGATGATAATGTTCCATGTCGTCACCGAAGTTAATAGACGACTTATTAGGTATAATGTCCTTTGGGTGAGGGTTACTAATCTCAATTTCGCCGACATATCCAGCACGTTTGATATTATTGTTCCAGTGAACCTTCTTAAATGTACCGCCCAACTTTGAAACCCTGCGCTCGTCCGACATATTCATTTCTTCTAATGAAGGAGAAGAACTTCTCAGTACATAACCAACGTAACTTTTCAAAGCATTAACCGGTATTTCATCGGCAGCGGTAACAGGTTTGAAGTCGTGGTCAGGGATAGTCATATCAATTAACGCTTCAATAATCAAGCGAGGGAAGTTAACAACCGTTCTCGCTTCTCTATCCTGCCTATTATTGACGTTCTCGAATTCACGATTACCGTTATACATGTTTTCCCATGAATCCATAAGATTATCGTATTTTTTCTTAGCGAAACGGTCAATCTCGAACTGATCTTGCCAGTATTTAAGCAAGTCAAGTGTCTCTTGATCGTATTCTACAGCAGGTGCCACTATCTCTTTCACCTTCTTTTTTAACGCACGAAATGGTTTTTTCCAGTCCATTTAATCACACCTTGTCAATCGCTCTTTTAATAGCAATAGTCTTAACTAGATTTTCTAAAACAGATTTACCATATGATTTATCCATGATAGTAATAGACTTCAAAAGATGTCTTTTCTTATTATCCTTCATAATCTCACCGTCCTCGGTTTTAATTAAAAACCTACAATATGTTCTTGTAACTTCTCATATTCTTTCTCAAACGCAATGTTATTTAAAACTGCTGACTGCTCAGATAACGACATATCATCGGGAAACGAATACTTATCATTCTTAGAAATTGGAGGTCTTGACATTACAGCGTAGCGACAATTATGAACGATAAGTCCACCATTAACACTAAAGTTATGATGCTTTTCAACTTCCATGTTGTATACATCAGACTTTCCGACATATCTAATCGCTTTAATTTTTACCATATAAATTAAAACCTCCTTATACCATTGCGGTTAAGGAGCATCAACTTAGTGCCGCATTCTTTTGAGCACGTCTTAACTTTGTCATATTTACTAGAGAAAAACTTTTTACCACAAACAAAACATTCTTTTTCCACATCATCAAGTCTTAACTTTCTTCTGTATGCTGACTTGCATTTATTGCCGCAGAATCTACTATGTTTTTTACTTATAACACTTGTTTCATATTTTTTACCGCAATTATCACATTCAAGAGTTATCATTTGTTCCATGTATATACCAAGTGATTTATACCAATTACGACGAGAAGTTTCTCTACCCTCTTCTGAACCATGCCACTCTGCCGCAAGGTGTCTATTTTCGTACAATACCTTCCTGCGCTTTTCCCTATATTCCTCATCTTGACCATTCAATAAGGCATGAAGTCTTAAATGTTCTTCCTTTTCCATTGCAACAAGGTTGTCAATATCGTTATTGTCCTTATCCAAGTCTACATGGTGAATGTGGTAACCTTTAGGAACAGAACCATTAACACATTCCCATACATAAATATGGAGTCTTTTAGGTTTCTTATTAACAGTCCCTAACCAATAACCCTTGCCGTCCTTATAGAACTTAATTCCGTTAAGCTCTATATATTCAGTTGTTATTGTTTTTACTTCCCTAACAACTTTCATAGTCCACCTCGATAACATAATCATTGTCAGTAAGTTGACCAACTAACTTCCATCCGCTATTAGTAAGCACAGGATGATCTTTGGTTGCAACAATCTTTCTTCCGTCATATAACTCTATTTCATATACATCTACATTCTCCTTAGTTAACCTTACATCAGAAAAAGTAGATACTGACATACACTTATTTTCCTCGTCATAACAATATACATTACCAGACTTACCAACTAAATCCTTAATAGTAAAATCACCATCAGGAGTGTTTATTATTGTTTCTCCAATTAAACATTCTTCCGGTGAATGTGTGACCTCATGTGGCGTATCTGCCGCATCTTCTGGATTGTTCTTATCATGCTCCAATAGAGGCAGGCACCTTATAACATTCTTACAGTTATCAAATATCTTTAATCTGGAAGTGAGTACAGTAACCGTATTAATACCTTCATCGGTCATAACGTCCTGCTTTTCCTCTCTAACTAACAGATACTCCCTTAATGCCCTCCAACCTGCAACACGGTCATGCTTTGCTTTTCTGAGGTTATTAAGTCCGGCACGATTCATTATTTCTCTACCGCTTGTCCCTGTCTCTTGTCGCCTATTCCACAAGTCAGGAGAAGCAACCGTATAACTAATTTTCTCGTCTTTAGGTGTCATGGAGATAATTTTCTTCGCCGCTTGACTAAGGGTTAAATTAGGTTGATATAATTCACGATAAGCGTACATAATACCTTCCGGCGATACTGCCCACCAGTGACATGAACACATATCAAGTCCATAGTCCAACGAGCAGAACCTTTTCCACCACGAAGGTATCTTAAACGGTTTCACAACATGCACATCACGCCTAAACTCTTTAAAGAACTGACCTTCACCGGCAGTAAACGCCTCTTCTGGAGTCGCCGGATACTCTGCCATATAACTATGAGGTAAGTCTTTTTTAACCTGCTCATACCAATCCTGAGTACGTCTAGGGTCGGTACTCCAAGGCATAAATATAGGCGTAAACGTATTCTCGCCGTTGTACGCCTTCCAAAATATTTCCTCAAATAAAGTACCTTTTTTAGCGGTAGATAGCCCAATAACCTGTCCACCAGTAGGTCGATTAATAGTAGGGTAAGCAGCAGACCAAATATCTCTAGCAAACATCTGAAACGCCCATTCATCAAGTATTACAAGATTCGCCGTAAAGGAACGTCCACTATCAGGACCGGCAGACATAGCATTAAAAACAGCAGGTTCTTTTCCTTTATGATAGATAGTAACCGACAATACCGTTGAATCCCATGTAGGGTTAGGATATTGCTTCGGAGTACCCTTAACGTGACGAATCATCCATGAAGGTAAGTATCTAAGGATAAAGCATATACGCCTAATAAGTTCCTTAGCGTCCTCTTCCCTCTTAGATAGAGCAACAACGGAATAACCGGGTCGAAATATAACCCCGTGCAATCCGTAAATAAGAGATAGCCAAGTAAAACCTAACTGCCGCGCTTTGAGAATAATCGACAACTTACTGTCAATAATCTTCCTTAACGCTTCCTTTTGACCGTCCCATAAATTAAGTTTAGCAACTAAGTCGGGAACGTCCCTATCCTCAATATAGGCGTATTTATCTATAAAATACTCTACACTCTTAGCGGATTTACGATATTCCAATTCAACTTTTGCTGCCGCTTTTTCCCTTAATTTCTGAGCGGATAGTTTCTTCTTTTCCTTTTGCTGATCGGTCATAAGATCACCTTGTTACGACTAGATTAGTTTAATGTCGCCAATTTCAAGTCTCAATCTGTCTATTAATTCCTGCAACTTGCCATTGTTTATGCTCACCGTTTCTACTAATTTATATAGTTTTTGATATAGTGTAACCGGAGCAGGACTAATAGTGTTTTCGCAGTTACCATTAATCGGAACTGGCTGACTAACTACGTCATTGAGTTTACTAACTAAATCAACATTATGACTAATAGTTTTCATTAAATCTTCCATTGCGCTCTCTACGGGTGCTATATCCCTAGCGCATTTCGCTTCATTCATCGGCATGGGCATATCATCACAACTTCTATTGATAGGAAAATTCATTTCAATTCCTCCATGTTCTCATTTAGTTTTTAGCACCAACACATCATCACATTAACGAATCATGGGAATACTCGTTTAACTTTTTGGTTCATATTTACAATCACAACCCCAACCAGAGAACCAACCGCTACCGTCACTTAACTCAATACGAGTCTTAACCATGATAGTTTTACAGTCAGGACATATGGGGCGAGTATCTTCCATATTCTCTACTTCCTCATAAGTCGCCTCGAAGTTTTTAGGTTCATAGAGGAATCTAGCACCATCCGGTCTTGTTGCAATATAATCTCCCGGTGATATTTTTATCTTTATTTGTCCGGCAGTAATATAAGGAATTCCTTGATAAAAACCATCTTCCAAGCCATCAACATAAGGCTCTGCATCAACAAAAATAGGTTTTCTGCGGTACTTTTTAACATTGCTCATTATTTCCTCCGTTTTCGGTTAATAGTTAGATAAATATGTATATTGGTGTAAAAACAACAACCACCGTCGGTAAATGGCGGTTGTTGTTTACATCATTATGCGAAAGTTTTGAAAGACATTTTTTCCTTACTATTAATATTTTTAGCTACCGCAGCAATTTCTTTTTTCTGTGCTTTAGCCGCAGACTCCATGGCTTTAATCTGAGCCTCACGTTTTTTATTTGCTGCCTGCTGTTGAGGTGTCGCAGGTTTGCTGGATGCTTTAGCCGGTGTAGCACTTGCCAACATTTTTTGAATACCTGCCATATCATTCTTTTTAGCCATTAGTTGCAACATTTTCATTTGACTTGCTGTCAATCCCATAATAAACACTCCTTTTAATTTAGTTTATGTATGATACGACAATAGTTATGGATGAAGCGTTTAATTATTGATAGTACGATAATCACTTCCTTTTGGATTATAGTGATTTATAAACTTTGTGAAATTGTGTAAAATGTATATGTTGTTAGATGGTGATAGTATAAAGTACAGGTACCCTTCGCCGGAGTCCCGCCAATCCATACCGGGGGTGTTTGACCCCCACCCCCTCTTTTTGGCGAATATCCTATCTAAATACGTGCGCTTGCGCTCCCTGCTCGCGTATGCGCTGCGCTCTGTGCGTACAACACAGTATCACAACCCTGCGCCTGTGAAATGGAGCAGGTACGGTAAAATGTCCACCACAGCAGGACAATGACAAAAACGGAACCAGTAACCGAACACCTGACTAAGAAATGCAGGAAATACGGCACTTTTGGCCTTATCTAGTTGACATAATGCACATTATAAGAACGTCCATAGGTACAGCGTGTACATAGCTTATGCTCTCGCCCTCACTCTATCAATAAATGAAGCATCTATCTTTGAATTGATGCGTTTTGTTTTGGCTTTCAGCACACCAGTAAGTAATTTCTCTACCGATATAATGCCTTGATGTGCTTCTACATGACAGTTCGGGCAAAGTATGGCGGCATTTCTGTCTTCATCGTTCGTACCTCCACTTGATAGCGGTATGATATGATGCACGTCACAACCACCATGAGGCATATTTGGTACATTAAAACCACATATAATACACGAATCACCCTGTAGTAGATGTGCTTTGTTTTTAAATTTCCTTGTTTCGCTGCAAAACTCTTTTCCTAACCTGTCTTTTCGCCTATTCACCCTCAGAATGGCCATTTTCTTTTCGCGCTTCTCGGCACATTCTAAGCATCTAACGGCACCTCTGCCTCTATTGATAATAGGATTTCCGCAGTCTAAGCATGTTTTCATCGCTCAAAACCTCCTAATCCTCCAATAACTGCTCCAGTTCTGCATCCGTCATCCCAGCTATTCGCACGTCCACAGGTCCACCGTCAGCGCCCGTGAGTTCCATTGATACATTTTCACGATACTTCTGGGGTAAGGCACCCTTTGTAGCAAAAATAAGCAATGTATCTGAGTATTTCCGCACCGTCCCGCACTCCTGCCCCTGATAAAATACAGGCTCCAGAACTCCTTCGACAGCTCTGCGCCTGACTTCCTTTTCTAATACATCAGCCGCCTGCTTTTCAGCTTCTCGGAATTTTTCCACATATTCCGGGTCTTGCATCCAGTTATAATGTGCATTTCTATGTACTCCAACAATGTCGGCCGCATGGGTGACTGTTCCCACTTCTGCGTATGCGGCCAAAAAAGCATCTCTTTTAAGTTGCACACTTTTACTTAGATCACCCATAATTCAAATCACCTCGATATTTTAAGTTAATCCAAGCTATTCTTCGATAAACGGTAATAAATCAATTAATACTCGTTTACATTTAATCTCTGTTCGCGAAACCATCTACATTCTACTTTCACCAAAACGCAAGCAATCTCATCTTCTATGTTCTTTGCTCGTTCAATGGCTTTTTTGTATTCCTCTTTGTGCTTACACCCATCGTTATACTTGCAATTTCTACAGGTCACGTTCTCGCTCACCTCATTTCCCACATACAAAACTATCTGCAAATAAGTCACCCTTAAACATGGTCACCAAAACATCTTAGAGTAATAAGAGGAGTCTATTGCGTTCAAAACACCTTCTAACCGTTGTCGTTATTGGTCTAAGAGGTATCTTTGATATGTAGTCCACAGACTACCTATTGTGGCGTTTCATGTATACTACAGACTACATGTTATGAATCAGTTGTATCCCAACAACCACAAGGCGTGAGCGACACTTTTTAAGTCTTAGATGCCTCTAATTACTCTAAGATAACGCAAACTAGCTATTATTCACGTTGTAGGACTTGAACATATCTACTAATGTAGCGTTAATAAATCGGCCTCTAAAAAAGATGTACGGATTTGCAAAATACTGATAACTTTTGCCTACCTTGTTGCGAGCAAAAACTTTTTTACGCACCAGCTTATCCATGCTTTTAACGACGGTTATCCTATTAAACCCGGTTATTCGCTCAATATCCGATTGACTGACCGGATTGCCGCCGCCCTTGACCAACATTCCGCTGTTGTAGCTGATATGTCCCATGAGCAACATAACAATAGCTAATTCTGCACCACTTAACCGCTTTCCCTCGTCAAGCATGGTAACGACATTCGCCAACTCGTCAGGGAACACCTTAACAAATTTCTTTTCCGGCTGCCAGAGAACGCGATCCTGCTCCGACATATCTTCTCTAAAGCCATAAAAGGTATTTGTTATATCTACACCTTTACTTTTCAGTCGATTAGTCGTTTTGGCGAACTCCTGCAAAACAATATCTTTGTCAGACACAAATTCACCTTCGTTCGTTATTTAAGTTTGTCGTGAAACTTTGCGTGGCAATTGGAGCATAGCACAATCAGATCCCCTGGTTGCTCATTCCTTACGTTATCATATGTCCTATGATGCACATGGAGTCTGTGGTCGCTGTTGCAGAGCTGGCACTTGCCTCCTGCTGCCTCGATAGTTTCTTTCCGCTTCTTCTTCCATTCCTTAGAGTTAAGGTATTTTTGGTATTCCTGCTTGCGTGATGCGGCTGGATAAGTGTAAGTATAACTAAACTTACTTATGTCCACAGTATCTTTTATTTTCTGGAATTCTTCATCATCTTTCAATATCTCAAAAGAGCAGGGTCCACAAAATATTGCTAGTCTGCCACTTTCAAAAATATTAAGGTTTTCCTCAATAATGTAGGTATGGAAGTGAACTCCGCACTTAGGACAAGATATAAACTTCCTATGTGCTGTCGTTGTCTTTTCTTCCCTCTTAACTTCTGTTTTCTCTGTCATTGTTACCACTCTCCTATGGTTATTTTTCTCCTACTTAAATACAAGTGAGTCAACGCAGCCGGAGAAAGCTGCGCTATTCGTCTGATCAGGACTATCTCACCCAAAACAAAAAGCACCCTCTCAGGTGCCCTGTAAACAATATATCCCTACTTAAAACAGTAGGCTCACACAAATAAAAAAACATGGTATAAAATTCCCACTATATCATTTTATCACGTCCGAAGCCGGAAAACAAGCAAAACTTTCCGTTTTCGCCGGTTTTCTTCTATATATACGTTTCAGATTCGCCGGAAAGCTGGGTTGCCATATGGGTATCCGCCATGTTATACTATCCTTGGAGGTGATTCAAAATGTCGGCAAAGCGGAAAGAAAAATATAGAGACAATTGGGAAAGTTTTAATCTTAGATTACCGCTAGGAGAAAAAGCAAAACTATCTGAAATTGCCGTATCTACTGGCTTAACGGTATCTGAGATAGCCAGAA